GGAAGAACGGGAGATGTTGCCGATGTTGACGGATATTATTATTCGGATTCATCTGTTCCTAAAGGTACCGATATTGAAAACGTAACAATAAAGACATCCAATGGAACAAAAGCGACCGCAAGTTACGAAGATGGTAAAATTTTCTATAAAATATATAGCGGGAATAATCCTCATAAATTCGTTAGCGCGACAATAAGTTATTCTTCTATCGATAATCCGCCGCATATCGTTTTACCGAGTATCCACAGAGTAAAAAATTCTAACGGTGCTTATGTAGATAATAAATTGATTTGGGATGTGGATATAGAGGAAGACTTAAGCGTAATAAGTTTCAGTACGTTATACGCCCCGTTACCTCAAGAACTTAAAGCAACCGATATGTTGATTGTTTCGGCAAAAGGCGTGTGCTATAGTGTTTTAAGTGTGGATTACACTAAAGAAGAAATAAGCATACAAAAAGACTTAACTTTAAAAGCGGAGAGAATAAAGTCTTTGTCTTACTGGTATTTGGACGATTTTAAAAACGGATACCAAAAAGATATTGACAATATGGGATATATCAGTGAATTCGATTACGATCCGACCAACTGTTATCTGCACTTTGTGTTTGGCATAAATATTCCTGGAGAGAACGAGATAGCAGATATAAGGTCAGTTCCGAGAAAGATATATCTTTCTTTGATGACAAAAAAGGATTTACGTGTTTTTGATAAGTATCATCAAATCGCTGGCAAGGTTGAAAATGAAGCCATTACGAGAAAATACGGTAAAGGACAATATTTTACGAAAAAAAGTTAGGCGATTGTATTGCACTTTTTTAAATATTGTGATAAAATAAAGTAGAGGTAAACAATTATGTTTTTGTATTTTGATAAAGAAGGAACGTTAAAAACTAAAATAGACCACGGGGAGAAATTAAGACAAGGCGGGGACATGAATGTAACCGTCTGTCTTGACACGGATTTTTGGAGCAGTAAAAAAAGAGGAGATTACTCCTTAGAATTAAACGCTTTGCTTATGACTCTCGTTTTCCCCGACGAAACCAAAAGCATTTCTCAAACCGCAGACTCGGTTTCGGAACGAGTCTTTGAAAAGTTATACGATTCTGAAATTGTTTACGATCTCGTTCCTGGGAAGACGTACCTTATGTACGACTTCTTCTTCAGTGCAGAAAGCGCGACGCCTTATTTCGGTAAGTTAAGAATAAACCTGACCGCAGGAAACAGTATAACCACAAACGACTACGTTAGATTCGGCGATGAATCCGAATGGTTTTCTTCGGATCCTGTATTGGCAAGCGGAGAAGCAGGCATAGCGGAATCTTACGATTCTTATGGGAACGTTACTTATATAAGTAAAATAGGTCTAGGCAACGTAAAATTTACAGAACTTGACGGCGCGAGAGTTCAAACGTCCGAACTCGACCCCGTCCTTCCTCCTCAAGAAGGCAGTGGATATGGTAATTACTGGATAAACACAATCAATAATACTGTATGGCTGTATAACGAAAGTTTAAGGACTTGGACGCAGGTTGTTACTTTTGGCGTAAACGATAAGGTAGAGCCTGTTACAATCGCGTTTGCTACGATTGAGGCTTATGTAGAAAAGACCATAGGCTTTGCAAAAGCACAAATCGATCAGCAAATATCGATAAAATATAACGATATAATGGCAAGGTTTAAAGACGTTTATTCCAAGTTAGGAATGGCGTTGATTAAGCCTGACTGGAATCAGCAGGAATTGGGTAAACAGTCGTATATATTCAATAAGCCGAATATTAAAAATACAGACGTTTACCACATTGATAACCTCGGCGAAGAAACGGGTTTATTCTTTGTAAAAAACGATTCGGGCAGAGCAAATCCAGTTTATGACGATTATATATTGTTTCAATACGCTGGAAAACATCAAATTGTATGGCAAGAAATATCCATTTCGTTCGGCAGAACCAAATTTGGAGAAACTTGGTCCGAATGGCAAAAAAACAATGCGGAAGGATCTCTGACGGGGAATACTGCTCCTACGGGCGAACTGGCAGGCGTATTAGGTCAGTTATATCTTAAAAAAGATACGAAAGATTTATATTATTGCGCGAAAGATACCGAGCCTTATGAATGGATTCCCTTGTCAAAGGTTATTAAGTCAATATCAACCATAGACTCTCAGGCTGGTTATTCCGAAACGAAAGGCATAACCGTTCAAAGCAATGAGAAGATTCTTTATGCAGATAATTCCGAATCCGAAGCGATACAGACTATTCGGGATATCCCCGTTAAAATGGGTCGGGGGATTAAAGTAAAGCAATCGGATGTTGACCCGAACGTTATAGAGATTTATACCGATTTAGAGGAAAAACTCAACGAAAACATCGAAAAGAACCCAAGCAAGACTTATTTTCTTATTGAAGGTAATTTTGAACAACCTTCAACGGGCGCACACTTAAATTCCAAAGGTTGGATAATTGATTGGGGTGATGGTGTGGTAGAAGAGTCTGCCGTTGCAACTCCTTTAAAACACGATTATGACGATGGGTTTAGTTGGCATATTATTACTATGTCAAATATGCGCAAGTTGCCTTCATACATTTTTGACGGCGAAAAATCCACAAACAAAGTTAAGAAAGCATGGATAGGCAATGGCATAATAGATACTGGCGATTATCAAAATATTATAAGCAAATCGGACGATATAGAAGAGGTGTATTTTGCAGACGGCATAACATCTTTAGTTTTTTGTCCGTTAAAAGATTGTCCGAACCTTAAAAAAATTAAATTACCGAATACTTTAACGACAATCCCAAACTACTTTTTAGGCGGGAATTCCAAACCTTTAACTAACGAATTAAAACTTTTAATTCCTAAAAGCGTTACTAATTTTGGAGGTTACTATGCAGACGATCAGCCTAACCTGGTAACTATAATGGAAGGCGTTGAACCTCCCTCAGCCTCAACTACCACTTTTGCAGTCTACGAAGGCAGTAAAATCATTGTTCCCAAGTCTGCTGTAAATACCTATAAAACGGCTCCAGGGTGGCTCACTCAGGCAAAGAAAATAGTGTATGAGGTGGACAGTTCCGACATCGAAACCAAATACGATAAAACGGGCGGTAGAATCGAAGGCGACGTTATCGTCGTCGGGGATTTAACCGTTAATGGCGAGCAACACATTTTAAATACCGAGAATCTTGCGGTTAAAAACGCAATGATTTACAGCAATTCGGAAGCCGCAGGACCGCTTATAAAGAAAGGCGGTATCGGTATTAAAACGAACGCTACAGACGTTTACGGCGTGGTCTACGACCCGCAATCCGATAGTGTTAAACTCGGGTTAGGAAAGGCTGACGCGGACGGTAATTTCGATTTTAACGCCAACGAAGGCAATCCCGTAGCAGTAAGAGACGACAGCAACGCATTTACAAACAAACATCTTGTCGAATGGTCTGACAGCGGCAAAAAATTAATCGATAGCGGCTTTTCCGCAGAAGAGTTCGTAGATACTAAAACGCAACAGTCCATTGCGGGAATGAAGACTTTTACCGATGAAGTTCATTTCGGAATAACTCATTTCGGCAAAGATTTAAACGTTGACAATGCCGCAATCAAAATATTTGACAACGTAAACGATTTAGTAACGCAGTTAAAAGCGGACAGCATAGTTATTGACAACGGTTCGGGTGTTTCTGCTATACAGTACGTTCTAAAACTGCCCAAACAAAACGGGACGTTGATGATGAATCCGTTTAAATTCTCAAGTCTGACAACCACGCCCGAAGGAGACGTATGGGAATTAAACGACGCTACAAAGAATATTGAGTTAAGATATCAGGATACAAACTCCCATTCGGTTTTCTCGATCGAAAAAGACTACATCGAATTGTCTGGAGTAAACGGGACAGGAGCCGCAAAGGTAAGCCTTGCTTCGAATGTGGTTACTTTGGACTCCGAGAACAAGGAAGGCAAACATAAACTTGTAAGGGTTACGCCTGATAAAGTCAGTGTAGGTAATGGGACCGATACCTTCCTGCTCGAAATAGATTCTGAAAGCGCGAAGTTCAATAATCGTCCACAGGTAAAATTCAACGGCAATTATGTTGATGCCGCGATATTGACCGATTTGGCAAACTACGTACCCGTTCAAAGCGAATCTGCCGATAAATATTATTCACAAATAACAAACGAAGACGGAGTTATATCGTTAAGAATTTTCCAGAACGGTAGCCCCGACACGCAAAACCTGGTAATAGATAAAAACGGCGTTACGATTTTAGGACAAAAACTTGTGCCTGGCGGGGGCGGCGGTGGCGGTGAAAACAAAGTAGACAAACTCCCCGCATCGCTGAGAAGTCAGGCTTACGTCCGCGATAAAGACGGTAACGATACAGGTCTTGCATATACTTATACCGACGAAGGCAACACGTTGGCAGTAAGGAACGCAAGCGGTCAAGTTCAGGTAAGTACGCCCTCGCAGGATTTGGACGCGGCAAACAAGAAATTCGTCATAGATGAGATTGCAAACTCACAAGACGTAATAACCGACACAGAAATAGACGCATTATTTGCATAAAGGAGATATAATTTATGGCACAATATTTAGATAAAGAGGGTTTAAATTATTATCACAATAAATTAAAAACGACTATCCTCGACAAAAAGTTGGATGCAACCACGGCTGAAAATACGTATTACCCCAAAGCAGGTGGTACGATCGGCGGTAACGTTGTTATTACGGGCGATTTAACGGTAAACGGTACTCAGCATATAAACAATACCGAAAATCTTAACGTTAAGACCCCTATGATTTATTCCAACGCTGACGGCGGCACTCTTGCGCAACTCGGCGGTATTGGTATAAAGAAAAACGCAACTGACGTATATGGCATAGTTTATGACCCTGCAGATGATGCGGTTAAGTTGGGTTTAGGTAAGTCGGACGCGAGTGGGACATATACATTTAACACGGACGAAGGCAATCCCGTTGCGATACGTGATGACAGCACAAAAATAACAAACGATCACATTCTTAAATGGGACGGCACAAAAAAGAAACTTATCGATGCTGGCAAAAGTATTAACGATATTAACGCAAGCATAAATGCTAAATATACTAAACCTTCAAGTGGCATACCAAAAAGCGACTTGGACGCAGGCGTTAAGGCTTCTTTAGATAAAGCCGATACCGCATTACAATCACATCAGAGTTTAGCAGATTATGCTAAATTAAGCGGCGCGAATACTTTTGCAAAATTAAATACGTTTGACGGCGGTATACAAATACCGAACGGCGGTGCTTTTAATATAGGTACGAAAGCCGCAGATGCTCCGTGGGTAGGAATTGCCTCGAAAGAGAATGTAACTGCGACCTTAACGCATAATCACATTGTTAGAGGTAAGGCGGGCAGTATTGCCGACACAATAGGTTATCTCGCAACAGGCTCATTTACTCCTACAGGAACGAATATACGTAACGTAAGCATTACATCTGAGGGCGCACCGAACTGTTGGGCAAATTATAACGGTACAGAAATTACGTGGAGAATTTATGCTCAATCTGCCAATGCTTCTGTAGTCGGGGAGGTAACTTATATATCTGACAGTACGGTTACTTCTCCCGCATTTGTATCACATACACAAGGGGCGGCAGAACAAGAGTCTTATGCGTTATTACCTCCGAACAAATCGGGTATGTTAGCATTAGTCGAGGATATATCCGATAACGTATCAACAATACCTAACGAGGATATAGACAAATTATTCGTATGAGGTGCTATAAATGGCAAAAAAATATTTAGACTATGAGGGGTTAAAACATTATAATGATAACCTCGCCAACATAACTCTTGCAAAAAAATTAGACAAAACAGGAGGTACAATAAGCGGTAATTTAACCGTGCAGAAAAAACTCAAATGTGAAACCGCGCCCACCGAAAATAATGATGTATTACGTTATCAAGATACAGCCGTAGAAGTAGAAACTTCGTTGATGGGAGCGTGATGTTGTTATGGCATATAAACACGTAATTAGAGCAAAGACGAGGAATTTGTTTGATATAAGTAATGCTGATATTACTCAACATAGCGGGTATTGGACATCAAAGGTTGATTTTACGGAGCATTTTTATACACAAATTGTTGAACCTGGTAAAACCTATACAGTGAGTTATGAATGTTACAACCCTGCAGGGGGAGAGGATAGTTTGAGTTTAAGTGTACAAACGGGTAGTGGGTTTTATGACGGCACGCGTTTATATACAGGGTTATTAACTAAAGGCAAGTACAACTGGGTTAAATTTCGGGGTGTGTTCACAATCCCAAACGGTATAACACAAGTAACTTTTTCGGCTTTTTTGTTAACAATGTTCCGTAACTTTCAACTCGAAGAGGGTTCTACTCCAACTCCTTATACTCCATATAACTACTTACAATCTAATAAAAGAATGATTAAGGTGAGTGATGTTTGTCAATTATTGGATAAGTCAATCTATCCTGCAACTACGACAAATAAAGGCATTACAATCACAAATAATGGAGATGGTTCAGTAACGTTAAATGGAACAGCAACCTCCGACGGCCAATTCTATAGTTTGCAATATATAAATTTAATAAATGGACACAAATATTTTATATGCGATAATCAAGGCAGTTCATTTACGGATATAGTATTTACACTGGATGCGTTGGGGTCTGCTGGTAATCGCGAAGGCAATATATATACTTTCAACATAACAAGCGGACCTTTACGTAGAAACGCATATTTTTGGGTTGCATCTGGCACGGTTATAAGTAACAGAGTATATAAACCCCAAATATTCGACCTAACCGAAATGTACGGAGCGGGACATGAACCTGCAACCGTAGCCGAGTTCAGGCAAAGATTTCCGAATGAGTTATATCCCTATTCTCCTCAATGCTGGTTGACGAGTTATAAGAGTGCAGTTGTTTGCAAGACGAAGAATTTGTTTAATGTGAATAATGCAGTTCCGTATAATTTCGTAACCGACAATTATGACAGTAATCTCGTGTGGTTAAAAGATGGTGTATATACTACCCGACTGAATAATTATAATATCGGTAGTGGACTGCGTATTAAAAATGGGTGGAGTTTACCAGCAGGGGCGTATACGGTAAGTGTAAAGATTGTCGATTTTAATAACATAGAAAACTTTGTTATAGGATTTCGATATAAAACTACAGATGGAACTTGGAAAGTTTCAAACTATTTTTACTGGTCTGCAAACTATAAAGTTGGTGATACAATTGCTCTTGCGGTTACATTACCTGAAAATACCGATGTACGATTATATATGGGTTATCAAAATGATAACGGACAATATTTAACTGGATACGTATCTTATAAAGATATTCAACTTGAACAAGGCTCAACTGCGACTTCTTATGTCCCATATCAACACTTATAAAAGGAGAGTAAAATGGCAGATAATTATACTGCGTTAAAAAGCAGTCAAAAGAAAAGATATATAAGCGAAGAAACTTTTAGTAGTTTAGACTTATCAAAAGTACCTGTCGGTAGTGAGTACGAAGTCATAAGTCCGATTAAGAAAGGTGATTTGTCGGCTGATATAAACAATGCTCTGAATAAGGCTGAAAATGCTTTGCCGAAACCGACGAATGATATTACGGGAAGTGTTGGTGATGTATTGTCAAAAACTGCTAATGGCTCAGAGTGGAAAACTATTAAAACTTTACCTGATACAACGCCATCGGTCGGAGAAGTATTAGGTTGTACGACAGAAGGTACTCCTGAATGGGTACCTGGCGTACTAGGTATATATAATCATTATATGAGTTTTGAAACGTCGAATGGTGCTGAAAAAGTAACACTAACTAAAATAAGTACACGTAGTGATAGTTTTTCAAGTCCTGCTGACGCATACTCAAATGAAATTGCCCTTCTAGAAAATCTTGGAAATCCTAGTTTGCCGATACCTGTCGTAGGTTCGATAGAATCTAATTCGCAAAAATTTTCGGCAATAGCAATAAACGGTTCTGCTAATATGTTATATGGTGAAGGCGGGACTGTAATAGATATATCAGATTTAACTAACTGGGCTGATAACCCCCTATAAAAATATAAAAAACCCATTGAGGAGGTAAATAACTATGGGATTATATAAAGAAAATTATGAAAGCAAAAAATTAGGCATAACATTACCGAAAGCATACGCTTATATAACTGACTTTAAACTTAAAGAGTCGGGCGGTAAAACTTACGGCAGAGCAATCTTTGCTATTCAAACCTCAAGAGAGGCTTGCGTAAAGAAAGAACCTATCGAAGAAATTATCCTCGAAAGCGTAGAACTTGACAGAAACAAAAACGTTTTAACGCAAGTCTACGACAAGATGAAAGAGGGCAAAACTTATGAAGTCGTAAACCCAGAAACGGGCAAAACGGAAACTGTAGAGTCGGGTATGCCGTTCTACAAATGGCAGGACGATATCGTTTAAAATTTTTTCAACTTTTTTTCTAAAAACTATTGACAAATAAAAATTTTGTGATATAATAGTCTTAGAGGCGTGAATAAATGAAGATTAAGAGGTTTGACAATATATGGATAATGGGTTTAATATTAAGCGGAACAATACTTGTTGTGTTGTATGTTGTTAAACTTCTTTTTCCTTCGTTTATCATAGAGAATGCTCAAAACGAAAAGATTTGCTTGATAGGTAATTATATAGATACTCACGAATGGGCTTGGCTTCTATCGAGTACGGTTTTGTCGTTTATTTCGTATTATTTTCTCTGTTGCGCATGTTGCAGGAAGACAAAACTAAGTTTAATCGAACTTGGAATAATCCTTGTGGCGATTATTATAGGATACTTAACCCGAAAGTTTTTAAATGCTTCTTATTATACGGCAATAAATTATATTTCTATGATTGTATTGCCTTGCATTATGAAAGCGGAATTAAAACCTACGGCGATCGTGTTCTCTTCGGTCAATATAGTTCAAGTTTTAACTCTTGAAATTCGCAATATTAAAGCAATGGTAGCGAGTTTTAACTTCGCAACACTTTTAATATTGATGATAGACGTGTATATGTTTGAAGCGTTGTTATACTTCGCTTTTACTTATAAAAAATAAAAAAATGAGAGGGTAGAAAGATGGGAATAATGAGTTTACCTTTGTATGGCACAGATTTGGGGTCGGCAATTGAAGTGAGCGAAAAATTACTTGCTAAAATAAAATCGGGTAAGTATGACAAGCAAACTTTAATTGAACTTGCTAAAGCGAATACCGACGTTATTTCTTATGCAGTACAGAACGAGGATTAAGTTAAAGAATGTGATAATGGCGGTACTTGTTGCGAGTGCCGCCATTGTTATACCTGCCTGGTTGTATAACTGGTTGTATAATAAGTGGATAGAATCGTTTTCCTTTTTCTTTTGCCATTGGTTTATACGCGAGCAGTTTCGTTATCAATATCATTGTGCCACGCATAGACAATGCAGAGTTGTTACTTTTATCATTTTCACCGTTTGCATAATCTTGGTTATTCCCATAACAGTTAGTTTCTTTTCCGTTGTATATCTATGTTATTTTATAGGCTATTTAGGTTGCACACAAAAGAAATTAAACAATGCAGAAGTAAAATTAAATCGTTTGACAGTAGTTGTGCAAACCTTTGATTGCGAGGCTTGTACGGAAGAAGACTTGCTAAAACGTTGCAAGGAAAAGCATTTAAGTCAGGACAATACAAATCTTGCGGTAGAGTTTTTCATTTTAAAAACAAAGCAAAGTAAAATTGCGGATGAGTTGTGTATTAACGAAAAATCTGTTCAAGTCCGAAAGAAAAGATTAAAAATAAAATTAAATAGTGCAGAATAAGTAGGTTTGTATCCATTTTGTGGGTTTACAAACCTATTTTTTAATGCTAAAATTAAGTTGACAATAGATAAGGAGGATTAACAAAATGTATTATGGAAACAACTTTGGATTTCAGTTCCCGCAAAATCTTAACCCTACTTCTTATTACAATCCTGCGGCGAATTCGTATCCTAATTATCAACCACAGCAACAACCAAAAATTAACACTAATAAAATATTTGTAAGCGGGATAGAAGACGTAAAAATGCGTGTGCTTGACCCTAACAGCGATTTTATTTTCTTTGATAACGAAAAATCAATGATTTACCGTAAGGTTGTTGACGGAACTGGGCATTTTGAAGTTAAAGCATTTGACGTTATCGAGCATAAAGAAGCCGAAAAACAGCCCAATGCGGCTCAGCCGTTAAACCCACAAGAGTTTGTTCGGAAAGAAGAATTTGAGGCTTTACAGAGCCAAATTAACGCTTTAGCCGCCAAAATAAACACAGAAAAGACGGAGGCTGAAGATGGATTTAAACTATAATGAATCGAGAAAGATAAAAGAATTAAAACTTCGTGTGGTTAGGCTTTTAGAACAGATTGACAATCTTGAAAAAGAAAATCAGAAACTAAAATGTTCGTTAGACTTATTAACAAAGTTTTTGACAGGGGAGAATGAGTAAATGAATATTTTAAACGGGAATATGGGCAGGATAGCAGAGGCTCAAGCGAATTTACCGCCGCAGTTAATGCAAAGTATTCGCCAGTTAAAACAAATGCAGGCTATGTGTAACGGCGATATTAACAGCGTTATACAGCAAACTATTGCACGAAATCCTCAAATGGCGCAGGTAATGCAAATGGTTCAGGGGCAAAACCCCGAAACTGTCGTAAAACAGATGTGTAAACAAAGGGGAATAGATTGCAATGCGTTAATGAAAGCGTTAAAAGGTTAATAATATGGTTTTAAAATCAAGCGTACGGTGATTTTGGAATAAAATAAATAATAAGGAGTTTTTAATAATGGATAACGGAATTCAGCCCGTAATGAGTGTAAACCCTTACGGCGGAAGCGGCGGAGATTCATCGCTTTGGCTTTTTGCTTTACTGATTTTGTTCGGTATGGGCGGAGGCTTTGGCGGATTCGGCGCAGGAAGAGGCGGTTACGACGGTTTTATGACCGATAGACCCGCTACGGCAAACGATGTAACGCAAGCATCTAATTTTGCGGCGTTAGAAAGACAGAACAACGAAGGAGTCGCGGCGACTCGTCAGGTCGGTTACGATCTGCAAAGCGCAATTAAAGACGCGAACTACAATACTCTTGGCGAAATAAGAGATTTGCGGGCGGCAGTTGCGCAAGGTAATGCAGAGGCTCAGCAATGTTGTTGCCAAATCTTAAGGAGTAACGATAACCTCGCGTATCAGGGGGCAACCAACACCGCATCTATCAACGCAAACACGACCGCTGGCATTCAGAAAGTTCTTGACGCGATTTCGCAGGATAGAATGGCACAAATGCAAAGCAAAATCAACCAACTTGAACTTCAGCAAGCAGTTGCGGGCGTGGTGAGATACCCCATGACCTACACGTACAGCGCGGGACCTTCCCCGTTTTGTGCAAGCCCTTGCGGTTGTAACGGCGGAAGTTACTAAACAACAATAAATAAGACATTCGGCTGTTAATTGAGCCATTTTAGCATCGTAAAGGCGGGCGGCTCGAAAGTTTCGACCGCTTGCTTTTGTTTTTAAAATAATAACAAGGAGAGAATTTTATATGGGAAGAAAATCTTATGTAAAAACAGTAAACGCGAACCCGACCTCGGTTCTTGCTAATAGCATAATCCCTATCGGAGCGACTTTAACCACAGGCTATAACCGTTGCAACATTGAGCGTGTAGGTGATAGTGTGGTTATTCATGATCGTTGTAGTAACGGATATAAAATTACGGTCAACATAACGCTTACGGCACCTGTTGCGGGAACGGTTCAGATTTCTGTTCAGCAAAACGGAACGACCGTTATAGGCGCAACGGCTTCCACGACTATAGCAACCGCAACGACCGAATCAAAGGCTGTTTCGTTCAGCACTATAATAAAGTCTACGGGCGGAAGTACGAACGACGTCATAACGCTTGTAACGGGACCGCTTGCGATTACAACGAGCAACGTTGAATTTGACGTAGAAGTTTTATAACATGGGGTGGGGAGTAGGCAAGAAAAGAGTCTTTTTAAACTGCCGACTCTCCATATCCACATAAAGAAAAGGAGAGAAAATGATTGAAGTTTTTAACGAAATAAGCAAACGAATGATGCGGAATATAATATTCTACAGCGAAATGGCTGATATGTTTGATTTCTTATCGTTGCATGGATTAAAACGTGTAATGGAAACTCGGCATATAGAAGAAGTCGGCGAAAGGCGAGGACTGCATCGTTATGTTTTAAACCATTTAAACAAACTAATAATGGACGGAGATAACGACATTCAAAGTATAAAAGTCATAAATTCTTCGTGGTATTCATATATGCGGACAGATGTTGACGTTTCAACTCGCAAAACCGCACTTATCGACGCGATAGAACAGTGGATTAAAAGAGAAACCGAAACAAAAAGTTTTTATGAGGGACAATTCAAAGTATTAACAGACAATTCAAAAATTGCCGAAGCGGATAAGGTGAACGAGTTAATTCTTTGTTCCGACAAAGCCCTGAAAGAAGCCGTAAGAATAATGCTGGATTACAAAGCAGTTAATTATGATATGGCTTACGTCTTATATGGTCAAAGTTTTTTGCACGATAAATTCGAAAAGAGATTAAAAGACGGTTTCAAAATAGAAATGTGCTGAATTAAATTATGTTTTTTCGACATTCTCTTGACAAAACCAAACAAAAGGTGTATAGTATACTCAAGAGAGGTATCGCCATGACTGAATTTGTTACCGCGCCGAGATTTGTTACTCCGAACGATTATTTCAATTATACTGGACAGGATTTGAATAAAATACTTCGGGCGAACGAAAACGATTCCAATAAGGCTAATTTATTTTTAAAAAATGTAGAAGAGGATTTGATGTTCCGTGTGGACCATTTGTCTTTTAGGCTTTATCTTTGGGGAAATTTAACCGATTATCAACTTGAATGCCTTCGCAGAGCCATAATCAAGCAAGCGGAATACGTTATCCGAAACAGCGATATTCTGACCGATTCGGGGTATGATGTGGAGAAAGGTAAAATTATAAGCCGTTCCGAACTCGAAGAGATCGCTTTGTGCGTTCCCGCTAAGGATGCGTTGCAATCCTGCGGGCTTTTAAACCACGTAATAAGGAATTATCGTAGATATCCGCGCTCACTTTGATAGCGATAAAAAATATTTTTATATTTTCTTAAATATTGTCAGTAAAACGCTTGACAATATTTTTTTTATATGTTAAAATACTCTTGCAAATGAGGTGATTTGAAATGTTAAACATTAAAAAGTTGAGAGGCAAACTGGGGTTGTCCCAGCAAGAGTTAGCCGACAAAATCGGAGTATCACGCGCTTCCATGAACTGGTGGGAAAGTCCCGAATGCGTAAGTCTTACACCGAGAATCCAGGTGGCAATGTGCGATATTTTTAAATGCGATCCGATAGATTTGTATGGGGCAGATAACTTTAGGGTTAAACCACACACAAACGAAGAAAGACGGAGAATGATCAAATATATCGAAAGCGAAATGACCGACGAAGAAGAGGGCTGATATTATGGCTACGGTAAAATCCGAGATAAAAGAAATAAAGGCAATTCTTGCCGATATGAATGATAAATCGGTTTATAAAGCAAAACTGTATGATGAGCAAAAAGACAGGCTGAAAAACATTAAATTAAAAGTTGAGAAAGCGGCTGTATTTTTTGACCCCTCAAACGGTGTTTACGGAGTTAAAGTAGACTATTCGGCTCCGACTGCGTTGATTTATATAACCGACGACGGAGAAGTCGTCGCCAATGATGCCTTTAAATCTATCAATTTGCTTGATTTGATTTCTTTTGATGACATGAAAAAGATACAAGCAGAGATAGATAAGGCGATAAAACATTCAAAAGATTGAAAATAGTGGAGAAAAATATATGCTGTCGAAATATTAAAAAAAGGAGATATTATGACGGCAAAAAGTAAATTTTATGAGGAGTTTGGAAGGCTGATGGACGAACGGGGGTATACGCTCAAGGTTTTATCCGACAAGTCGGGTATTTCGATAGGACAATTATCCAACCTTAAAACTGGCGTTTGCGAGCCTAATGCCCCGACGATATACAAGTTGTCGGAAGCGTTAAATTGCGACTACAATGCGTTGTTCAAGGCTTCCACAACAGAGAGATGACAGAACCCAAAACACTTCTGACTAAAGAAAACTATAAAGATAATCATTATTATCTGTCTTATTCAAGATTTTCAAAGTTCTTGGATTGCGAAGCGGCGGCGTTTGCCGATTATAAGACAGAACCGACAGTCGCATTTTTGGTAGGGTCGTATGTGGACGCTTATTTTAGCAATGAAATGCCCGAGTTTCAGGCGGCTCATCCCGAAATGTATAACAGCAGAACGGGCGAACTAAAAAAAGATTTTATAAAGGCAGACGAAATAATAGCCCGAATTGAGCAAGACCCTTTGCTTGTACATTATATGAGCGGAGAGAAACAAACTATAATGGCGGGAGAAATAGAGAGCGTTCCGTTTAAAATTAAAATGGACTCGTATCTCGAAAATGAAGCCATAGTCGATTTGAAGATTATGAAAGATTTCAACAAGGTTTGGTCTACTGCATACAAGGCATATATAAACTTTGTTGAGGCTTATGATTACGACATTGAACTTGCGATTTTCCAGGAAATTGTAAGACAGAATACAGGCGGTAAAACACTGCCCTGTTATTTAGTCTGCGCGACAAAGGAAAATCCGCCTGATATAGGCTTGTTTGAAATTCCACAAGAAACATTAGACAAGGCATTACAAACGGTGAAAAATAATTTACCGAGGTATTTGCAAATCAGTCAAGGCAAGGTCGCGCCGCACCGTTGTGAAAAGTGCGCTTACTGCAGATCGTCAAAAAAAGCGCAACTGATAAGTTACGAATATGCGGGAATGAGCGGCGACGAACTTCGAGAAGAAGGAATTGAGTGTAACGACGAAAAGGTAAAATCCGAGGAAAATCGGTGAAAATAAAAGGAGGTAATCTCGATGCATTGGAAAAATTTAGCAAACTATGATTATCTTGGAGCGTATTCGCTCGAGGGTAGGACGGAAGATGTTGTGCTTACGATTAAAGAAATAAAACGTGAGCGCGTAACTTCCGAAGGCGGTAAAAGCGAGGACTGTATAGTCGCTCACTTTGAGGAAACAAACGTAGACAGCGTAGAGGTAAAACCTATGGTTCTTAACAAAACGAATTGTAAGACTATAGAAAAAATCTACAAGACTGGCGAAATCGAAAACTGGATAGGCAAAAGAATAAAAATCTTTGCGACAACGACGAAGTTCGCGCGGGACATAGTACCTTGTTTACGTATCAGGGCGGAAATCCCTGCAGAAGAGGTTTATGCTTGTGAGGTGTGTGGAAAAGTTATGGATAAAAAGACTTATCTTGCAACGAAAAAAGCATACGGCGCAGGAGTTTGCTCGGCAGACTGCAAAGCGGAATATTTAAGTAAAAACGGCAACACCGAAAACAATAATTAAAAAAAAGGAGATTAAACAAATATGTTGCATTTTGACGGAAAAGTACAGGAAAACAAAGAATTTGAACTTATCGAAGAGGGCGATTACGAAGTTTCGCTCGAGGCTGAATGGGCTAAAACGAAATCTTCGGGCGAACAGTATATTAACTGCAAGTTTACGATTCGTAAAGACGTAGACCAGAAGTTCGGCGGAAGAATGGTTTTTGACGGCATTTATAAAAATAAAACGACTGGCGAATACAATTCTTCGAAAATCAACGCTATTCTCGCGGCGATTCCTTGCGCGAAGATGGATTTTAACGATTACGACGAACTCATTCAGTACATCAACGGGCAGAATATGATTATAACGATAAAAACGCAGGAAGCGCAAGGCGATTATTCGGCAAGAAGTATCGTGGAATTTTGTTCGTACAGAACTACTGAACATCTTCCTCAAAATGGCGAAAAGCCGAAACTCGAAGAGGTTGACCCAGACAGTCTTCCGTTCTGATTATTGAAAAATCAAATTAAGTCCGTAATAATATTGCGGACTTTTATAGGCGGCGAGAGGGTCTCCACAAACACAGCATATTGCCCTGGCTCGTTACGGTTCAATTCCGTAGCCGCCTTCCATTAAAAAATATCGGTGAGAACTTATGGATTTATTTGCTTTACAAGAAAAATATAAGAGTGTGCCAAGCGAACTTAAGGCGTTAAAAAGATGGGTGTGCTTCAACGTTGAAGGCTCTGAAGACGGTAAAACCACAAAACGCCCGTATAACGCGCTTAACGGTAAAAGAGCGAAAGTCAATGACGATATAACCTGGACTACCTTTAATAACGCTTTGAACGGATGCGTAAAATACCGCAACGACGGAATCGGGTTTGTTTTGGGATATGGTATTTTTGGTGTGGACTTAGATAACCACGCAGATAAAGACGGCAACATCCCAATGACGGACGAGCAGTTTAAAACCTTTTCTACTCAGTTTATTGATACATTGGATTCTTACGCGGAATATTCGCAAAGCGGTAAAGGCATACATATTATCTGTGCGGGACAACTGCCTGAGGGAAGTCGGCGTAAAGGTTGTGTGGAAATGTATGACTCGGGGCGATTCTTTGCTTTTACGGGGAACGTTATTCATGACACAACTATAAACGAACGTACCGAAAAAGTCAAGCCTTTATGGGAAAAATATGTAAAATCAGAATATGTTTCAAACGTGATTAAAAGAGAGCCTAATCCTCGCGTGCTTGCGTTGTCAGACGATGAAATTTTAAACGCCGCTTTAGCAAGTAAACAAGGCGCAAAGTTTTACGCTTATTATCACGACGGAGATATTTCTATGGACGGCGGCGACGCAAGTTCGGCGGATATGTCGTTTTGTAATATGCTTGCGTGGTGGTGTAATTGCGATAAAGCGCAAATGGATAGGCTGTTCCGTAGTTCTGCTTTAATGCGCGACAAATGGGACGAATATCGGGGCGCATGTACCTATGGCGAAAAGACCTTAACAAAGGCTATACAAGGTTGCGACGGCGGATATGTAGCCGAAAGATTGTTTGCCGACGGAGACACTCGCGGAATGTCTGTTGCGGACAAGAAATTTACTGTATTGTCGGCAGAATCGGGCAATTCCGAATATGCGCTTAGCGAACTGAATCGCGACGGACTTTTAATGAATATTGACGACGAGGGCGAACCGATATTCAGAATAAAGAAAATCTTCAAGCGTTATGCTTTGACCGATACTGGCAATGCGGAACGGTTTTACGATTACTTCGGAGACATATTCAGATACAATACAACCGACGAATGTTTTATGTTCTGGACGGGTAAAACCTGGGTAAAAGATACGAGGGATATTATTCGTAAGTACGCAGATAAACTTATTATGATTTTAAAAGCCGAAGAAGACGAAGTTCACGCGCAAGCCCTGGAAGCCCAAAAAGAGGGTAACGACGTAAAAGCGGGAGAACTTGTAGCACTCTTGGCTGAATTGACAAAAAATACCAAAAAGGTTTCGAATAAGGCGGGTAAAGACGCTATGTTGTCCGAATTAAAGCATATGGGCAAAATGGCAGTTGAGAACTCTATATTTGATAATGACCCATACTTATTGAATACCGATTCGGGTGTAGTTGACTTAAGAACGGGCAACATTCTTCCGCAGAAAACGGCAAAAGATTATTATATGTCAAAAAATACGGGCATTAAAGTTTCGTATGAAGAGCCGTTGGAATGGCTTAAGTTTCTTCGGAGCGTGTTTATACCTATGGATAACAATATTATCGAGGCTGAAGAATGCGTTAATGCTATACAGACTTACTTGGGATATTCGTTGTCTGGTTTAACAAAAGAGCAAATTATGTTTTTGCTTTACGGTATAGGCTCGAACGGTAAATCCACACTGACAGAAACCATAGCAAACATTATGGGCGATTATTCTGCCGCTATTCCGAGTGCTATTTTGATGGCGCAAAAAAGTAACACGTCTTCTGCGGTTGAATTTGCGCTGGCGCGATTACGTGGGATCAGGTTCGTCGAAACAGGCGAAACGGATAACGGCGGAAGACTTGCTGAATCTCAGATAAAACTTTTGACAGGCGGAGACAAGATACAAGCACAATTTAAATTCGGTCAGCCGTTTGAGTTTTATCCGCAGTTCAAAATATGGATGTCAACCAACAACCTCCCGATCATAACTGGAACGGATGAAGGCATTTGGAGAAGACCGAAAACGTTACCTTTTATCAATTCTTTTACAGGCGATAAAAAGGATAAATTTTTGCCAGAAAAACTGAAAAAAGAATATCCTCAAATCCTCGGTTGGTGTATTCAGGGTTTTGTGAAATACTGGACTACGCTTAACTCGAAAGGCGAAAACTGTAACTTTGTCGAAAGTAAGATATTCACGGAAGATAAAGCAAAATACAGGAAAAAGATGGACGTTGTTACTCAGTTCGTTAAAAACGAATGCAGAATTGTCAAAAACGCTAAAACAGGCGCGAAAGAAATGTTTGCGGCATTTAAAGCGTGGGCAAAGGATAACAACGAATCGCAACTTAAAGAATCGGTTTTCCGAGACAGGTTACAGAGACTGGAGAATATCAGAACCGAAATTACGTCAACAGGCACGCGAATGTATTGCGATATTCGTCTTAACGGCGTATATATCGGCGGAGATAGAGTATAATGATAAAATCGAAACAATTAAAGGTTGGGAACGAAACCGAACAGATTATCGCAGATTATTTTCAATCGTTAGGATTTTGGGTATATATTTTACCTAAAAAGATAGGCGGGCAACCGTTTGATATTATAGCAAGCAAAAATAAAGAAACATGGTTCGTCGACGCGAAGCATTTAGAGCAAAATAAAGCGTCGTTTTCGTTTGAACGAATTGAACCGAACCAAAAAACGGCAATGATGCTTGCGACGGAGAAGGCAAACATGGCAAACGTCGGATTCTTCATTTATTGGGACAGAAGTCCCGATCGACTCTATTATTTGCCTTATCGAATGTATAAAGGACTTGAAAAGGCAGGCAATAAGTCGGTTAATATGGGAGAGTTAATATGCAAACATTTATCGGAAGTCAAATAGAAATAACTAATCCCACGCAAGACATATTGGACTGGGCAAAATCTCGACTGATTTTGGATAACCCCGAATATAAACAGTTAATGCTTATGGGGAAAGAAAGGCTTATAAAATGGCAACACGTTCCCGAGAAACTGTATTTGTACGCTCAAAAAGGCGATAAATTGATTTTACCGTTTGGGCTTCTGAAGTCTGTGTGGAAATTTATTAAAGATTCACAGTTTGATACAGGATTTAACAATGCGGGCGAAATCAGCATAAAAAATCATAAACCGACGTCGCCGTTGTACGACTATCAAGAAACGGCTGTTAAGGCGATTATCGCGGCAAAAGGCGGCGTTTTAGTTGCCCCTTGCGGAGCAGGGAAATCGTTTTGCGGCATAGAAACAATACGCAGAATAGGTCGTAAAGCCCTTTGGCTGTGTATGACGGGCGATTTATTACGTCAGGCGAAGCGAGATATGGAAGAACTCTATCCGTCGATTAAAATCGGTTTAACGACCGAGGGAAAACTCGAAATCGGTGAAGACGTTACAATCTCGACCGTTCAGACACTCTCTCGAATAGACCCCGCACTGTATAAAAACGAATTTGACGTTATTATCTGCGACGAATGCGCTCACGTATGCTCGTTTCCGTCCAAAATGCAAATGTTTGGCAAGGTTTTATCAAATATACCCGCTCGAATAAAGATAGGTTTAACGGCTACTCCGTCTCGGTCCGACTCAAATATGATACGAGCAATGTATGCTTATATAGGCGCAGACAATAAAGGCGATTTTGCTCCCACATACAAGGTTGACCGTTCTCAGGTAAAAACGATACAAGCGGTTCACGAAAAGATTGAATTGCAAAACGGTTACGATAATATAGAGAATATGCTTGAAGTGTACGACAGTTCTGGGATGATTATTTATAACAACTTAATCGCCGCGCTGTCGGACGATAACGACCGAACCGATAAGATTATCGAGAACGTTGTAAAATGCGATTTAGAGGGCAGAAAACAGGTTGTATTGACACTTCGCGTAGAGCATTGCAAGGTTATTGTGGAAAAATTGCTTGACCGTGGGATAAACGCGGTTTTATGTACAGGCGCAGTAACGGCAAAGCGCAGAAACGAAATACTGACCGGCAAAGTTAATTGGCAATGCCTTGTGGCGACTTATTCGTTATTAAAGGAAGGCGTTTCGATAAAAGAACTCGATACGTTGCATTTGGCAACGCCGATAAAAGAAAAAGCAATGATTGTTCAGTCGGTCGGGCGAATCGAGCGATATATGGATAATAAAAAACAGCCTATAGTTTACGATTATGTTGATATGGATATACCGTATTGTGTTAAGGCGTATGACGTGAGACGTAGGGCGTTAAAAACAAGATTTTAAGGAGCAAATATGGCGACAGATAAAGTTTATAAAATAAAAGACGAAGCAGACAACAATGTTTTTGGTGAAATCGGATATGAAATGATTCCGACCGAAGATTATACGATAGTTAAGGTTTATGAGTTAGGCATAGACCACGACTTACCTCAATACAAAATAAAACAATTCTATGGAAACCCTGAATGGCGAGACAAGATTTACAAACCCAACAGAAAAGTTTTCAGAGAAAGGTTCGATTTAAGGTATGACAAAGGCGGAAACCTTAAACTTACTCCGAAGTTTACCGAAATGATTACGAACTGGCAAGTTCTGATTGAACTTAAAGGTGATAGATGGGTCGGATTTTCGTCATTGGATATGAGCGATACTTCGATTTATTATAATAAAGAGTTGCTCGACAAATACTTCCCCGAGGAAATTGCATTGTTAAAAGAACGCGATTTAATCGAAGAAGTCGAGGTCGAAAATAATGAGGGATGAAATATTCAGTGTAGACGATCGCGGGTATAGGCATTTGCTACTATCTCGATTGATCGGCGAGGGGTATACCGACGCCTGGTTTACGAATTGTCGGGTGCGTTACAGATTATTCTGCGGTGCGCGTTCCACAAAGAAATCATATAATATAATCGGTTGTGAGCCGATTATGAAAATCTTATCTGATCCGCGCCGCAATATTTTAATTGCACGTCAAAACGATAGCGATAACCGTCAATCGACTTTCGAGAATATTACGGGACGAATTATCGACCTGGGGCTGGAAAACAGTTTTAAAATATCAAAGAACCCGCTGACAATCGAATATGTGCCGACAGGACAACAGATAATCTTTCGAGGTCTTAACAACCCTACTTCTTTAAACGGCATCACATTCGCTCACGGTTATTTTTCCGACGCTTACATAGACGAAGCGTTTGAAATCCCGACATATGAAGACTTTCGTAAACTCGACGGGTCAATCCGTGGTAAATTGCCTGGAGATTTATTCTTTCAGATTACAATGTGCTTTAATGCGTGGGACGGAGATTCTTGGCTTAACGAAGAGTTTTTCAAAGGAAGATTGGACGATGACTACGAATTGTTAGATCGTCCCGAAACACATTACGTAGACTATTACGACCCTCAATTTATCGGACCGTATGGCAGAGGATTATATCTCCACAAGTCAACATACAAAATCAACGAGTTCAGAGCGGCTGATTATGATTTGTCTGCACAGGAAATGAAGCGGAAATCCCCGAAAATTTACCAGGTCGAATTTTTGGGAATGTTTGGCAATACAGGCTCGAGCGTTTATGATGAATTTAATGATTCTTTGGTTTTTCCTCTGTCTCACTTTGTCGGCAAGGACAATTACGGCAAACCTGTTATGAACTTCTATGATTTCGCAATCGGCATAGATATAGGTTTATCTGACGGTGAAGGCAAAAAAGTAAAAGTAAATAAAGGCGAAGACCCGAACAGAAAAATCCGCGCCGCGACGACAATGTCGCTTTGTGCCGTTACTTCAGACCTCGAAAAAATGGTTGTAATCGATGAATATTACCACAGCAACAATGCGTCGGATAATTCTTGTAACACAGATGACCGCGAAAACCTCGGATTGCCAGCGCAAGCCGACCGACTTATGCAATACATCTCCGAATGGATGAAAAAATATAGCGGCGGCGGAACTTTGCTAATGAACGGACAAATAAACGTCTATGTCGATTCTGCCGACGTCGGAGCAAGAGCGGTGCTTGAAATGAAAGCCCGAGAATGGGGATTTTTCAACTTGCGCTTTATGCCTTCAACAAAAATAAGTATTCAGTCGCGTATAGACTTCTGGCGTTTAATGATGGCTTACTCATCGTTCCTTGTTTGCGATCAGTGTAAAAATCTTATACGAGAGATTAAAAACGCCCGTAGAGGCAAAAAAGGCGAAGCGCGAGCCGACGTTGACGACCACATATTAACTGCCACAGAATATGGATTTCAGCCTATTATCGGGCAATTAAAACGTTGGCGTTCATTTAAATTACATTAAGATTGTTTGCTATATTTAAAAAAGTGTGCTATACTTTGCTTATGAAGAAGTTTTTTAAGAAGTTTTGGGAGTTAATGCTCAAACCGTTTAAATGGATTATTCAGAACTGCAAAGATTGGCACACTTTTCTTATCTTCGCAATCGTTTACATTGTGCTTAGCAGTGAAGTGTGGGTACCGTATATCATAGCGTTTTGCGTAGGGCTAAAAACTCCCACAGGCATTGCTTTAACAAGTTTTGGTACGGCGTGTTTTATCTTTTGGCAACTTCCAGGCACTCCGTTTTTGTTGATTTGTCTTGGTTGTACGGCAGGAATTAAAGCGATTTTTAATAAAACAAAAGCGAAAAAACAAGATAAATCCAAAGAAAATCAAAAAGAAATAGAAAATCTTTAAAAAATCTAAATATTGTCAGCAAAACGCTTGACAATATTTTTTTATTGTGATAAAATAAAGGCACAAACACAAAGAGGTGAATACAGGTGCAACAACAAGATAACTGTAAAGAAGTTGGAATAGAGCGGTCTGCTATAATTGAAAAATTCGCAAAATATGTTGAGATGGCTTTTTACGAAGAGTTTGACGAGTTAATACCTTCAATAATGGCAGAAAGAATAGACAAGATTGCGAAAGAAATTCAAGGCGAAACCGACTATAAAAGCGGATTTAGCGCAAAAGAATTGAGAACTTTGCAAATTGCAGGGGCTAAGGTTTTAGCATTGAATGTCGAAAGTAAATTGGCTTATTTTGATGATGAAGATACTTTTACTAAAAAGGCTATTCTCTTAATAATCAAAAACATTTTGGAGGAAATCGAAAATGGATAATATGACTAATCATATAGCACAAATTATATGTGAAACCGACCTGCCTAATTCTAACGGATTCGGTACGGTTCGATTAAACAAAAAAGAAGCGGAGATTTTAGCGACAAAGTTAGCCGCAGGGATATATCCACAAGATAAAAACTTAAAAGACTTTGAGGGACAATTAAAGACGGAAAAGGCGAAATATGATTTTGCCGTTACTGCTTATCGTAATGTGCTTGCTAAACTTGAGCAGGCAAAAAATGAATACGACGCGTTGAAATATTCTGATCCGAAATATGTCTGGCATAAAACAAAGGACGGTGAGTTTCCTGACAAAGAGGTGCTATGTTGCTGTGAAGATGAAGATGGCAGCAGGCTTTATTCTCTTGGGACCTATCATCCGACGCGAGTTAACATACTCACGGGAAAAACAAGGCTTGCAAGATGGAAATTAGATTTTAGCGTTGCAGATAGAGGCGAAGTAATTGCGTGGACGGAGATACCCGAATATGTTTAAATCATTAAAAGAATTGTTAGAAGAAAATAAAATTTATCATTATCAGGATAGCGAAATTATTAAAAGATGGTTTATTGAAAACGATCTTGAAGACATTGGATTGCAGATGATTCCCGAACTTGCGACGAGTAAGTCTCAAAAAATCCAAAAGCAGTTGGACTATGCGCGATCGTGGATTCCGACACAAGTCGATATGACCGCTATTGAGGGGATAGAACATAACGTCGCGGTGCGGTTAAATAAAATAGTAATGTATTGTATGTTATCAATGGATTTGCCGCAAGCAATTCTTGACTGGGCAAGAGAAAATATCCCGAAAATGGATCTACCGAAAGTGTTCTTTATGCCCACGATAAGTTACCTGAAAGATAAATACGGTATAGAATTCAGAGATAAACCTAAGTGGTAAGAGGTGTAAGAATGAACAGAGAAATTTTATTTAGAGCAAAGAGAAAAGGCGTTATAGACGGCAACTGTTACAGAAGTAAATATAAAAACGGCGACTGGGTTTATGGGCTAATTACAAAGCAGTATTCAAAAGAATTTTGGGATAAACTGAATGACGAAATGAGAGATATTTATGGAGTAAGCGGAATCGAAATAGACCGAAATACAGTTGGACAATTTACGGGTATGTACGATAAGTTTGGCAACGAAATATTTGAAGGCGATATTGTAAAATGTCTTTCATTAGAATACGGGTATGTAAATAAAGAAGTTTATTACGCAGAAGACGAAGCGAAATTTATGTTAAATAGTTGTGGGACCGATTACGGGTTTGAAGAGTATGTCAATGTCGAGGTAATCGGGAACATTTATGATAATCCTGAACTTTTAGAATAGTACAGAAATTAAAGACAAACCGAAGTGGTAAATAAATAGAAGCGTAAAGACCACCCAGGAGAATATAGACTGGGTAGATAGGATTACGAATTATGAGAGGCAAACAATATACACATCGAGATGACAAGTTTGACCGATATATCGGTAAAACGGTAGTTGTTCGCTTGTGGAATGATAAAATAATTAAAGGGACGTTATCGTATAACGAAATATACGGTAAATATGAGATCCTGCAAAACAGCGGTAATATGTACAAGATTAGGAAAACGAACATTACCGACATTGTGCCGTATATGTGAGGTGAACAAAATGGCAATAATAAAAGTTATGGTAGACGTTCCGAATGAAGATTGTGGACTTTGCGATTATTACGATTGCGACGTTGACCAATGTTTAATATTCGGCGACAGTATATATTACGATGAGGACAAAGACTGCTACGAATGTTGCTGGGCGTGTAAACAAGCGCAAAAGGATGCTCTGCGTGAAGTTAAAAGTATAAAATAAATGAAAAATGACTAATTTTGAAAGAATAAAGAATATGAGCGTGGAAGAATACGCAAAACACATTTTCAGATTGATAGATTGTAGGTATTGCCCTGTCTACTGCACTAACGGAAACTGTAAGGATGCAATAGAACAATGGCTTAAAAGCGAGGCGGAAGACAATGATTAAAATAAGGAGAAACCAAATATGATAGTTTATATCGCAGGTAAAATAACGGGAAACAGTCATTACAAACAGGATTTTAACAAAGCCGAAACCGAAATAAAAAACAAATATGGCGACGACGTGCAAATCCTGAATCCAGCAATACTTCCCGAGGGGATGTTGCCATCTGATTATATGCGAATTTGCTTCGCTATGATTGATACGGCGCACGTAATTGTATTTTTGCCAAACGCAATACATTCCGACGGGGCAATGCTCGAATTAGATTATGCTAAATATACGAGAAGAAAACATGTAAAAGAATTGCACGATTTTGTAGAGCATTCCATAGCAATTCCAACAAACGAATAATTAAATGAGGTGCTGAAACAATGTTTAAAATGGAACATATCGGTTATTGCCCGTTTTGCAATAAACAGATAATTGGAAAAGATAATTATGCTTCGCATTTGATTGAGGAATCAGAAAGGGCTATCGGGGCATTAAACGAAGCAATGTCAGACTTGAAAAAAGCAGGTCGAGAAGGATATCAAATAGTAAGTATCAAATCTATTGTGAACGGCAATCACTATTTAGCACCGGAAAAGGGAAACAATGGATTTTAAGCAATTGACGGAATTTTTAGAAAATTATTGCAATACTTGCCAAAATTCAGTAAATAAAAAAGTAATTTCATTGAGAGGATATAATTATGATAAGAATATTAAACCCAATCAACCCCTGTAAAGCATGCTACTATAATTATCTTAATCCACATACTTGCGTAGACAAAGAATATGATTATACTTGCGACGGATGCACGAGTTATTATTGTTGTCAAAACGCGTCGGAAACGGAAATGACGTGTCCTTATTATAAAGAAATAAGAAACGATGATAAGAAGTAAGTTTATCATTTAGAATTAAAGAAATTGCAGGGGAAAAAATAAAATGAAAAAAGAACTTTGTCCTGTATGCAAATACGAATTAGAAACGTGTCAATGCCTTTACAGTGGGTCGGTACACCCCGATAGATATAAACGGTATGAAGTTGTCATAGACAATTTATATTTGCTGACTGAAACTCAATTACGACATATTATTTTTTTGCAACAGTTTTGGCGGGCTTCTTATATTGATGACGAAAAAGATAAGATATTGCAAGAATTGAAAGACAATTTCAAGTGTAATAAAATTGATGAATAAAATAAAAAGGAATAAATTATGATAAACACAGCAGAATTAGCCTATGAAAAAGGGCTTAAGGCAGGTGCAAAACTTTACGACGAAATGCTTAAAGAGTGTAAAGCCGAACTTCAGGACCACGCAGAATTTGCTAAACGTGCAGAGGCTGAAATTCAAAAACTGAAAAACGGAACGCAATTGACCGTTTCGGAATTTGTCGAACATTATGTCGCGCATAATTCGCCTTTGTATATTTATAAAGAAAAATTTGAGTTCGAACAAGTTCGGGACAACTGCAAAATTCGCAAACGTGTCGACACGTTGCTTTGGAAAGGTATGGACTGGCAAGCATCGGGTAATAAAGAAGATATTGATTCTATGCAATCTCGTGGTATTGAGCCTTGCCCGTATGTAGATTACAAAGTTATCGCGGTACGATCTGCGGTAGACTGCAAAGACATAACAGCAATAAGCCTGGTGGTGGAATGAAAATGGTTAAACGAACTACTTTTTTTAAGGCGATAACCACACTTCTGCTCGTCCTGCTTCTTTGTGCGGGTGCTACTGGTTGTGGGGATAAAAGGCAATCTGAAGAATGTTGGCTTATTGAAGAAATTCAAAAAGACGAAATGTATGTGAGTTGCGTTACTCAAGTATACAATACGGATAGAGTTTCTTCAGGCAAATACAAAATCTCTATTTTGCGCCAAACAATTGATGATAAATATTTTATTGATATATGGATGTGTTCAATAGAGTGTTTTTCAGGTATGTGGAAATACCCTGCTCTAAAAGACATAACTTATATCGACTGCGATTATTGCGAATCGTATCAACTGGTAAACCAAAACCATTAGACTTATAAAGAGGGCAAAATGAAAGACATACGAAAAATCAAGAAAATCGGTAAAAACGGCAACGTAATAAAAGTAATCGAGGTGGACTGGAACAAATTGCCTTGTAGTAAATGCGAGCGAAGATACCACTTCACCTGTCCGAAAGACTGCTGGAATAAAAAAAGGCGAATACGAGGTATACTGAGGAATGTTTTCATTTCAAAAGCCCCGTCCTGAAGCCGAAAACGTTATTCTTTACTTGTTATTCTTAACGACGGAAGCGAACTGTATCGATATTATTCGCACAGCCCGCTTATGATTGCCGACTGGGGGAAGAGGTATGAGAAAAATGTTTGAGTCGGATATAAAGCAACTGTTTGTGTTTGACAATACACTCGGAATAAAAACTAAAGAGTTAAAACAGAAAAATGACAATAAAAATAATTAAACTTGGAAATAAAAAGAAAACGAAAGGAAGGATAAATTTATGGCAATAGTGAAACATTATACAAGAACAGGTTGTATTATAAGCGATACAGATAAGAAAATAGAATATTTATATGTCGGCGATTATGGAAAAGACCAAAATATAAAGGCGGACTTTTTAGGCTACTCAAAAAAAATAAACAGAGTTGCACATCATGACGTAGACTTGGCAAACAAAATGGTAGTAACAATTTCTACGCAAAAGGGTTGCCCTATGAAATGTATGTTTTGTGATTGTCCGCACGTTGGATTTTTCGGCAACGTCAATAGGCAAGAATTGGCAGAAGAAGTACTGAACGCTATCAGTATTAGCGGTTGCACTTATACACAGAGATTTAATTTACACTTGGCAAGAATGGGCGAACCTTCTTTCAATGAAAACGTATTGCCTTTTTTGGAATTTGATTTGCCGAAAATTGTTAAAGCAAATATGAATGCGGACGTAATTCACCCTGTATATACAACAATGCTTCCGAAATCAAATAAAAAATTAAAAGAAAACATTATTAATTTTTGTCGTATTAAAAATGAAGTTTACAATGGCGAAGCGGGACTTCAGTTTTCAATCAATTCTACAGACGAAAAACAAAGAGATGAATTATTCCGAAACAAATCTTTATCTTTGGTCGAGATTTCAAATCTAAGTAAAGAATTGCCGATGCCAAAGGGAAGAAAATACACTCTAAATTTCCCCGTTACCAAAGAAACGATACTTGACCCCGTCATTCTGAGCGAGTTGTTTGATAAGAATAAATTTATTGTTAAAATAACACCGATACATGAAACAAACGAAGCAAAAGAAAACGGTTTGGAAACTGAAATGGGATATTATTCTTACGATGTTTATGAACAGTTTGAGAAACCGTTGATTGCGTCAGGTTGGGATGTTATAGTGTTTATCCCATCGGTAGAAGAAGATGAAGATAGAATAACTTGCGGAAACGCATTACTTGCCGATATGGTTGGAGGCTCTAATGTATAATAATATCGACGAAAATATAACCGTTAAGGAACGCGGCTGGGTAGGACATTTTATCTGTGGGCATAGATGTATTTACCACAGAAACACCTTAATCTCAGCATCCGACGGCAGAAAAATTGTAGTTTCAACAATCGGCAAATATAAGCCTGTTTCGACTAAAGTTTCTTTACATTTAGTGAACGGGTTTGAATCTATCGGCGGCGGACAGGTCGAGGGGAATCGCTACTACGAAACGGCGATAAGTTACGCTTGTTTTGAGCGTGGGTATTACGATTATTCGCCAGACGACGTTATTGACGACGATTCGCTTTTGGAATATCAAGAAAAAATAAGTCGTATCGATCCGAGTTTTTACGATTCGGACGGACACGCCGACGAATATCACGATAAAATCATTCAAATCGTTATAAATTTGTTACAGGAGAACGTTTTATGAAATCCAAAAAAAGTTTATTAGTAGCACTTGTTTTAGCACTCTGTATTGTTATCGGTTGTACAGCAACATCCTGTAGGGCTTCTTCAGCGAGAAATCAGCAAGGTTCTGACGTTGCGCCGACGATTATCGTAACAAGACCCGATTATAGCGGAGATATAAAAGTCTATACTATTTACAAAGAAGGTCCGAACATAGACGAATTCACTGACCTGGTGAATAAATGGCTGGAAGACAATCGGGATAAAACTATTGTTGATATAGATTATCAGTTTTTCTTGACTCCTTCAATGTGGGCATCTACCGTAACAATCATTTATCGTGAAAAAAGTGAGTAGAATTTAATAAAATTGTCTTGACAAAAAAAATTTACTATGATATAATCAAATTAGACAACAGTAAAGAAATTATGTCCAAAAAACAAAGAGAACGCTCGAACGAATCTGTTCGGGCGTTTTCTTTATAAATATTTTTAAATTTGTTGTAAAATTGCTTGACAATATTGTTTGAATGTGTTACAATGTACTTACAAAAATGAAAGGAAGGTAAACGAAATGAAAAAATGATTTTAATTCAACTTACAAAAGACTGACTCGGCGCGACGAAAACGAAATCGCCGAACTCATATACGATGACGTCGATTTTGAAGCGACAGAACAAAATGCTGTGGAACGATTGGCTGAAATGGAAGATATGATTGAAGATGGCGGACTGCTTTTCGTCCCCGTCAGAGTCGGTGATAAAATTCAGTTCAACGATGTGAAGGAAACTTGCAAAGGATTATATTTTTCTGACGAAGGTTGGATTCTAAATATCGACGACAATTTGTACCGTATAACTGCATACGGGGAAAAAGGATTTATGTTTAAGCCCTTGGAAGGTAAGGAAGTAAAATGAAAGAAAAAATAATCACAATTGAAGATTGCCTTAATTTGCAAAAACAATTAAAGGAATATTGCAATTCGGCAGAGCAACACGAGTTCCTGTTATTATATATAACGGATGTAAAATTGCAACAATCTATCGAAGAAATGCAAAAAGCAGGTAAAATTAAAAACCAGAATGAAGCACGAGCAATGTTTAGAGTTGTTCTGGGACTTATGGGATTAGATTATTCCGAATATATAGACGAACAATACTTAAAAAATAATAAATAGGAGTATATAAAATGGTTACTGATTTCATGCAAAAATATTGTAAAGATTGCCCTCACTTTGTAGAGGAAAACGCAAAACAAAAAATAGTCGTAGTTGATTCCGTATGTGATATCGGCATTTGCGACAAAGTAAAGCAATACTGGAAAGAATACCCCGCGAAGCCGACATTCCCGAATACAAAAGTCGTAAGAATAAACTGGGGAAATAAAAAGTAAAATGAAAGACTACTTTACGACGAAAGACCGCGTAAGACATATATTTGTAATCGGGCTTAAACCGATTATAGAAGATTTGGCAAAATCCGAGGCGGTAACAACGGAAGAAGCAAAAGATTTAAAAATCGCCGCAACATACTTGGGCAAAGCAAACGAGTCTATATTGAATCGTTTCGGTGATTCGTATCGCAAGAAAATTTTAGCAATGAATCGCGACAATAAAATTGACCTTGTAAGTCGTTACGGCTCGGGCGGAACAACTATATCGAATGTTGCAAGCAACGACATAGAGCCAGTAATAGAAGATTTAAGGCTGTGGAAATGCACAGGCTGTACAAAAAAAGACTTTAAAGACTGCGCTGTGTACAACTTAAGTCTTGCCTGCGATTGTGAAGTCCACAGTTATGAAAAGCCAACCTGCCCGTACAGAGTTGAGTTCCTGGACGAAAAAGAGGAAGAGTTATGATAAAGAAGAGAATGATAAATATGTATTTCCCGATAAGGGGAGTTCGCCCAGATTCGCAACAGCAAAGCATTAAAAATCAAAACTTGCATTATAAAGATATTTGCGAGATAGAGTTGTGTTGTAATTGTACCGAAAAAATTGCGACGGGAAACCTTGCGAAAAATTAAAGCAGGCATATAGCGCAATGAAACACGACGGGAAATAATTTAAAGGAGGTTAAATATGGCTGATTTGTACTTAGAAAGAATTGGGCTTGCAAGACCAACAATAGTTGAACGCGATAACAATGGAGAAATCGAACGGCTTGAATCAATCGGTCTCGATATAGCAAGTTTGGTCGCTTTTTGGAGGAGATGCTTTGATTTGAACAGACTTCTTTTTGAGAAAATTACTCTTCATTGCAAATCGAAAGAGTTTAATGCGATAGGTCAACGAACGCTGGCGACGTGCCGTAACGTGAGAGAATTGCTCGCAGAGCAAGGCGTTGAGTGCGTGATAGACGACGAGTGGTTTAAAGAGAGAGATGAAAAATTGAAAGCGTGCAATGAAAAGCAAGCGGAACTCGAAGCCGAGATTGAACGTTTAAAAGCCGATAATGAAGCATTAAAAATATGGAATGACGCTTATACGGAAGAGAACGAAAAACTCAAAATATATAATGATAAACTATGTCAAGGCATTTATTGGGGGAATGGCGAACATTTTTCAATCTCGATTGAAAAAGCAAAACAAAACGCTGTTAAAGAGTTTGCGGAAAAGTTGAAAGAGAAGTTCGACGGCTATAACGCGACCTCTTATAACGGTTACGAAGAGGGTTTCCACGACTTGCAGGAGGAAATCGACGAGTTATTAAAGGAGTACGAAAATGAATAAAAAAGTTCTTTACAGATGTTACGAATCAAACAAATTAAACGATATTATTTGCCGAACTCCCTCGGGGCTTATACTCACAGAACCAAAACTGCATTACGGACCACTGCCACATACCAAAAGCGTCGTGTATACGATTTGCGACGGGGCGCATCTGCTCCAGTTATTAAACACTGTTGATTATTTTAACGGAATTTGGATAACCGAACCGTTTATTATCCGCAAAAACAATGAAATGGATAAGTTAATCAACTGGCAATTAAGGTATGTTCCTGCAGGTAAGGAATACGGTAAACGAATGAAGTGGGAAGACTTCAAAAAGATAACTAAGACTTATACCTATGTTGCCGAACCCGACGTTGAAAAGTTCACGTTTGTTCAACTTATGAAAATGTTGTCGGCGGAAGAGTTTATCGAATACTGCAAGGATAGAGGCTTGAATGCTTTGCCTATCGTAAAATAAAGGAGAACAAAATGAAAGTAGATGTTTATAACACTATCGAACTGTTCGCGAGAGATTATGCGGACGGCTGGGACTGTTGGGGGAATGAGGTATGATTATCGCTTTACACGTGAGCATTGCGGTTATAATTGTATTGTTATGCTTAATAATGATTCTTGACGGAATTATATTTCATCAGTATCAGATCCTTATCAAAGAAATGTTGGAAAAGTTAGACCGTATCGGTGAAGAAGTTGCAAAAACTGAAACCCGAGAAGAACCATCTCGTCAAAAATCCGAAAAATAAATTTAATAAATAATGCAAAAATACTTGACAAGTAAAGTAAAATGCAGTAAAATATAAATATAATGAAAAAGAAGTTATTGAAAAAATCAACAGTGAATAAAGTTCAGCGTGACCGCTTCTCAACGCGGCGATTGCGATGACTGCTATAGACGGCGACGTCCGTTGCGAAATGTGCGGAAGCAAACTATCTCTGCTTACAAGTATTACGACTTTGGTTTCCGCGTTTTCGAAACGCAGTAATATGCCGCTTAAAGACGTTCTGGAGATAATAGATTATAATGTGAAACAGGAAATCGCCGAACAGGATGCCGAGGCTCCGTTCGGTAAAGAGTTTGAGGAGTGTGGAGTAAAAAATGAAAAACAGCAGACAATTTTTAACTGAAGTCGGCAGAGTAACGGAATGTCTCGAACATAACGGAATCACGACCGTAACTCTCCCCTCAAACTTCAAAATCGAAAAGACCGAAGATATCGACTGTATGACCGTAACGGATAAATTTATGGCAAAAATAATCGACAGCCGAAACAAAGAAATTATTTGTACCGTCATAGAATGGGCTAAATCGAACGGTTTTACCCAAATCGAACTGATAGACGAAAGATTCTTAGAATCGGCTTTCAAAGCCGAATTTGCCCGCAGAAAAGGGATTGAACAAACAGACTTTGATCGGGGGTATTTGGTAGGCTACAGCGAAGGCTTTGTCGCTGGACTGCAAAACAAAAATAATAAAGGAGAGAAGTAAAATGGACAAACAACTTTACGCAAAATGTCTTTCGGAGCGTTTAATCGAAATGTCTGCGGCAAACGACGCGGCATTGAACGTTTTCAACAAAGAATTAAAACCGAAAATGAATAATCTCGGTTCGGCAACGTCCGTCTATTGGTCGTGGGTAGATACCCTTTCGGAGTATCAAAAGAAGATACTTGTAAACGACGGGAGAATCTATAAAAAGAGCGACTTTAAGCGCGTTCGGATCGAACTCAACAAAGTCTTGCTCGAAGCAGAAAAGGAAACCCGATAATATGGCAATGATATCCACACAACAAACAATCAACAAACAATACAACACCTGCTGTTGTTATCCGTACAATTTACTTTTTGCCATTTTCGGAGCAAGAGAAGACTTTTGCGACGGAACCGAAAATAGTAGTAAAAGTGATATTTTTTCTTCGGCGGCAGTAGCAAACAAATCGGTTTTCGAACTTAACCTAAGGCGCGTCGCAACGTATGCTCGGGTTTCTGATCGCGACGTAGAAGTTCTTATCGCACATTACCGCGACGGGTTGTCTTACCAGACAATAGCAAAGCAGTATTACGACAATACGGTTTCTCGGCAAGCCTTGCAAATCGCGCAACACAACGCGCTGAACAAACTTAACAAGGAAGAATACCTTGAAGAGTTTTTGGTCGACGAAGAGTCTCAGCCAGAAGTTGCGCGGTGGTTCGGAACCGAAGATAAGAGAAATCTGAACGACCCGCAAAACGTATCGGTCTCCGCTTTTGATTTTTCGGCACTTACGAAATCGAGCCTTTGCAAATCGGGGATAACGACTATAGGCGAACTTGCCCGACTTAACGTCAAAGACGTAAACGCGTTACCACACGTTTACTGGAGAAACGCCGAGTCGATTTTCACCGTTATCGGTGAACTCGGGATTGCTCGTCCTTCGCCAGAAATTCTCGACGGCATAGACGCGTTTATAAAAAAGTATAAAATGTCGTATAAGAACCTGCTCGAAACGGTCAGATACATTATAAACGAAAAGAAGAAATCGGAAGCAAACGAAGAGAATACTTCGGAAGCAGACGGAGAAACGGTAGTGCCAGAAATAAGCGAAGAGGTTGATGTGCAGTGAAAAACAGTAAAGCGTATTTTGCGGGAATGATGTTTTATCTTTTAACAACTAATCCTGCGGCGAGGTATTCCCAGAAAAACGCATACATGGACATTATGTCCAAAGCGGCGTTTGCAAAACGGTTACAGAAAAAAGGTTATATTTTCGGGTCAAAGTCCGTTCTTAACGGACAACCTACAAGAAAAGGTTTTAAGTTGCTCATCGATTTCAGATACGTCATTCCGAAATACCACAAAGCAATCGAGGCTATAAAGAACGGCGAAAAAGCGGCGATGACTACCGACTACGGAATATACTATATCTAAAACATTATTATATATTCAGGAATTAGATCTTATGCCAGACGTTACTAATAACGGCAGGAAACTGTCAAAAAACAACACTTCAGGTTACACAGGCGTTTCATACGAAACAGCCGCAGGGAAATACCGCGCCTACGTGCATTATAGCGGCGAAAAGATTCCGCTCGGTTATTTTTTAACGACGACGGAAGCCGCCCGAGCCAGGGCGGAAGCGCAACAGTTCTATAAAATGCCCTTAGTTGACAGATTAAGGCTTGTGGACTATCTTTCGGACAAATTCGATATAACTCCCGACGAATCGCTTTTGGGCGTTATAATGGCTTTACAAGCCTTTCGCTGGGGCGAGAAGATAAGTATAACCACACACACAACAAACTATATAAAGTTACAGTTATATACTTCGGACGACAGCGAGGCAGTAGTCAGCGAAACAAAGAAGGCTGCGTTTTTCGACAGGGCGCGAAGCCAGGTAAAAAACTTATGTTGTCCGCCGTCCGAGTTAAAGATTTTAACGCAGTGGCTGAACGGGATGAGTATGGCTCGGATAGCCCGCGAATCAGGCAGGACTGCTACGGAAGTCGAGAGAGAACTGGTAGCCGCCCGAATCGAATATCTCAGGCAATGTTTTCACTAAGGAAAAAAGATAAAAAGATAAGGAAGAAAGGCTATGGAGAAAGAGAACAGCAATAATAAGGCTATGAACGAAAAGATAATTACAAAAGGAAAATTAACAATAACAGACGAGGAAGCGAAAGAAGCGACGCTGAACATTTTCCAGCAAGATGCTGACGGCGGCGATTTTCTTTCGGCAGGGCAAAGGAAGATAGGAGTTCGAAAGACTCTTTATTCTGCGGCAGGGATGTGCAGATATTGTAAGTATGGACAGAAATGTAAAGACAGAGAGTGCAAGGGTTGTTCGAACTCCTACGGCGGCGCGGAGAGTCTTTGTCATTGTATGGACGAGGTTTCGATAATGCTTCCTCAATGTCCGTATTACAAAGACTGAGAAACGCTCCCCGCCCCTCGGCAATATTATTCCCACACTAAGAAAACAATCATTCAAAGGACGACGTTCAAAGGACGACGTTCAACGTAACGTAACATAACGCTCACCCATTATTATTCCCCTTTTAAGCCCCGAGTTTACTGTTTTCTCCGTCCTGGACGATTACACAAAACTCGGGGCTTAATGTAATTTTTCTCTTTTCCCTCTCCCCTTTTCTTTCCTCATTTTCCCGCGCCTCCTCTCCCCGATTTTCCTTCAATTTTTCAAGTTTTAATCATGTCAATATAAAGGTTTACGCCAAATCTTGATTTTTATTACAATAATGTAAAGTGGTACTGACATACCCCTCCCCCTTTTTTTCGTCCGCGTATAAAAAAGAAAACCTGACGATTAAACTTTTGTAAAGCAATTCACAACCAAACTGGGATTGGGCTAAAAAAAAATGTGAGTGTAAGTGATGAACTTTTTTGACGGGAAATCACAGATAAATACAGGGGATTTTTTCTCTTTTTTCTCTTTTTTTATTAATTTTTTCTTATTTTTTATATTAATACGCATGAAAATAAAAAATAAAAAATATAAGTATTAATGTAAAAAATTGATTTTTTTTAACTACATCGTGTATAAAATCTTTTAAAATTGAAGATAACTCCTGCGATTTTGAAGACGGAAAGTTCATCACTTAGACTTACATTTTTTTAAAAACTGACGATTTTCAAAAAAAAATAGGATAAAAAGAAGAGAAAAGTGGTCTGAAATGAGGGGAAACGGGACGAAAAATACTGAAATAGGGTAAAATGGGTATAATGTCAAGTAAATTGTTTGCTTTGTTTGATTTTGAGGGTCGAGGCGGTATTTGACACTTGACACTTGACACTTGACGACAAAGTTAAACCGCTACAGGTGCTGAGGCTGGTGTGTGGAGATTATGCGTGGGTATGTGCGTGGGAAAACGGCGACGGCAACGGCAACGGGCAACGAACAACGGGCAACAGACAAACAACTGCGGTCTTTCTCTTCCCCCTCCTCTTAAGTCGAGATTTTTATTTTAAAAAATTTTCGTAAAACGCTTGACAATGTTCTCTCCCTGTGGTATACTTTTCTCGTAAGAAGTTGAAGCCGTCCTGCTGTCTTCGGACAATCGGACTCGGTTCGTTGTCGCTTTGTCTTTAATCGTTGTTAGTGTTGTGAGGTTGTATCTTCCGTTATGCCGAAAAAACAAGTTGTTCACGCCGAAGAAGAAAAAAGAGAACAAAACTCCGCTCTCCGCTCCTACCTTAAGGATTGCGGCGTCCGCACAATAAACGCGGGTACGGAAATTAAACTTAACCCTAAGTTCTTCCCCGCTCTCTCGTATAGTAAACCCAGGGATTGCTTCGTTATTTACTTCCAGTCCCCTCACCGCTTCGGCGAACAGTCGTTCTTCTTCGATCAGGTTTCGTCGTTCTGCGACCGCGCGGACGAAAACAATGCCGACTTGGAGGAGTCATCATCGCTGTGTTTCTATTCTTCCCCCGAAGAACTCGACAACGCTCCCGCTCAGGTACAACGCGATTTCTGCCTCAAAGTTATTAGACGCTTCTTCTCCTCTACTTCCCCTACAGCCCTTAATGCCGCTAAACGGCAAAATAAAAAATGCCGTCGCAGGTTGCTTCTTAAACCTAAACTCGCAACGATAAAAAACGCCCTCGGTTGCCCTCGAAATACCACAGGCTCAACGATGGCAAACGGCAGTGATAGTGGCAGTGGCTGTGTGGTTATCGGAAACGAGAACGGCACCGCGAACGCGGGCAAAACGAACAACGGAACCGCAACCAGCATCTCGTCTTCGTCGTCGCTCTCTTCAAACCCTCGCCGCTCCCAACTTCAACTCCCCGTCTTCGCAGATCCTTTTATCCAAAAAGCCGCTCGGGAGTTTAATCTTAACTGGTTTAATGCGTTCTGGGAACAATATGTCGCTCAGAAGGGCAGAAAGGCGGTTAAAAGGCGAAAAAGAGAAAAACTCGAAGAACTTTTCAAAGATAGGGTTTCGAGGCTACAAGAGGCAAAAGAAGGCGTTTAAAAGGGATATGGAACGAGGAAGAAAACGCCCGAATCTCTCTCCTCTTCTCCCGCTAAAAAGAGTTTTCTCGGGTTATATTCGCTACGTTGCGTAAAATTTTTCAGTAAAAAAAAAGAGGTGTTTCTATGGCTGCAAATAATAACCGTTTCGATAAAATATCTCTCGAAGAAGATATGAAAATCGGTATCTCCTCCGACGACGCTATCGATAACGAAAAGTCTGTCCCTGACCCTACCTCTCAGTCTTTCGCTGTCGTCTCCGATAAGGGCTATCGCTCCGACGCGGAACCTGAATCTTACCTCGAACTCCTGCGCCCTAATCGGAAAAATCGCAGGTTTGAAGGCTTCGATTTCGACCTCGATACGTTCGAAAATTTATGCTCCGTCTGGACCCCTAAAAAAAACTTTACCCTGCTCCTCCATTGCCAGGCTTCTGACCTCGATAGGTTCTGTATGAAAGCCTACGGTATGAAGTTCACAGACGCTTATGACGTCCTTACGGGTATCGCTGACCTCTGGGCAAGACGCGCTATCAATAACCTCGCTCAACGCGGTAATAATACCGCCCTCGCTTGCGTTATTAAACATTTTATGAAACTCGAGGAAAATTCCGCTCCTCAGTCGAATATTACTATCGTGAATGACCTCGGTACTGGTAAACACTTTACCGAAAATGATAAAGACATTGCTCAAAAGTGATAAACTGGACCGATACGTTTCGGTCCACTTTCGTCCCGACTTGGGACGTATTTTTTTATATTTTATAAGAGGTTTTATTAATTATGATTGATAGTTTGGGTAGGGGGCTGCTCGGCTCTCAGAAAGGCAAAAAAAGAGGCTCGCGCGCAGTAGTCAGAATTGATAATACGTTTATCAAAAGTGGTGAAAATCCAATGACTAATTCGTTGGTGAGGTACACCGATTTTTTTATACTTTAAGGTTTCAGCCGAGCCTTGCAAGCGGACTGAAAACCACCCCATTTTTAATAAAGTCGGATATTTTTTGGAAAGGGCGAATCAGAGTAAAAAGTTATATTGATTTACGGTCAAAAGCGAAGACTTGCCCCGAGATAAAATGGTTAATTCAAAACTGCGAAATAACACCTTCAATGTTTGTGGTTGCTAAATATGAGAGTTATATTGAATTGCCTATAAAATTTAAAGTAGTTGAATATTGCAAAAAACTTCAAAGTCAAATTCCTAACTGTCCGAATTATTATCCTGTATTAAAAGAATATGACGATGCAATCGCTGAAGTTCGGCGTTGGGAAGATTATCTCATAAAGAAAGGCGAAATGACCGAGGAAGAGAGGTTTAAAGAAATATGACAATCAGAGAATGGTTAAAGACAAAACTATTCGGGAAGAGCGGGATAGCGAAAAGCGCGACAGGAAAGCCCGACGATGACAGGCTGACATTTATAAATGATAATGACGCGCTCATGCGTACACGTATACGCGAATATAATATATGGTATTGTGGAGATGGTGATGAACTATTAAATTACTATACCCACAACAATATGATAGAAGCGAACTACGAGCCGTTTTATTTGCGGAACAAGCGGAGTTATTTTTGGGCGATATCGTCCACAGAGGGAGATATCAAGCGAACGCATAGCGGACAGCCGCGAAACATAGTGGATACGCTTGTGGGGATATGCAGGTTTCCGATCATTTCGTCGAAAGTAACGGGAGACGGGGACAATATAGTAGACAAGAACTTACGCAAGATAATCGAAGAGGGGCGGCTGAAAGATTTATACCGCCAGGAGCAACTACCCTTAACGTTAGTAGAAGGTTGGGGTTGTTACAAGATTAACTGGGACAAAGACATATCGGACTATCCGTATGCGACATACTACAGAGCGGACTGCGTTGAATTCATATACAAAGCGAATCGTGTAGTCAGCGCGATATTCAAAGATTATTATACAGATATAAACGGAAAGAGGTATATGCTCGTGGAGACGCGAAGCATAAAATCCCGTCCCAGGAAGGACGTAGAGGCTACGGGGTCGGGGGAGAGAGAAAGATATTTGGCGATAGAATACAATTTGTTTGCACTGAGTGCAGGTGTGGATGAAGACGTATCGTCGGCGAAAGAGATAGACCGAAAAAGCATAGAGAAATTTGCAGACCTGGAAGACGTAGAGGTATCGAACTGCAATATGTTGTTAGCGGTGCCATGTGTATTATTTTCGGACACGTCGAAGATGGGCGGGTTTGGCAGGTCGATATTTACAGGCAAGATAGATTTATTCGACGACTTAGACCAATGTTTATCGCAGGCTTCGGAAAGTGTAAGGAAGTCCACACCGATAGAATACTTCAACTCGGAGTATTTGGAAAGGGACGCGAAGACAGGAATGCCGATACCGCCGCATGCGTATGACAGAAAATATACAATAATACAAGGTTCGCCGAATTCGGACGGAACGGGCAGTAACGGAGTAGCAGTTCAGGTAACTCAACCGAAACTTGATTTCGGACAATACAGCGATCAAGCGACACAGATATTACTTCAGATAATCAACGGAATAATGTCGCCCGCGACGTTAGGTATAGATATAGCGAAGAAAGACAATGCGGAAGCGCAGAGAGAAAAAGAAAAAGTAACGATATTCACGCGCAACTGCATAATAGACAGCGAAGCATTGATATTAAAGACGTTATGTTCGCAATTGCTTTGTGCAAAAGAACTGATGGATACGGGAAGCATAACCGTTCACGATTACGACATTTCGGTAAAATACTCAGAGTTTGCAGATTCGTCGTTCGAGAACAAGTTAGAGAAACTCGGAGCGGCACTGGATGCGCAGTGCATTTCGGAAGATATGTATATGTCGAAACTATACGACGACACATTAACTCCCGACGAATACGAGCGCGAAAAGCAGTGGTTGATAGAGCATCATACGAAGCCGCATGACGAAGGAATGCTCGGAATATCGGGAGACGGGGCGAATGTACCAGGTATGTTCGGGACTCCGACGGCTGAAAATATGCAAAACGGAGCGATCGGCGAAGAATTAAGCGCAGAATAACAAGAAAAGGCGGTGAGGTATTCTTTGAAAAGAGATGCCCGCCGCCGTTTTATTTATAAATAATTATACATATCACGGTAATAAAAATGAATAATTATGCAAAATTATTGTCAAAAAAATATAAATTAAGTGAAAGAAAAGACAAAAAACAGGCAAATAATTCTCAATCCGCAAAAGTTTTGGATTATAAGTCTTTGCTTATCGAAGCCTATGTTTTAATAGATAAAAGTCTGGAAGGGAGATTATATTTAAAACAGTTTGAAGGAAAACTTCGCCAGTTGATTAACCGCTATTCGGTTTTATCTCTATCTGAAAAGAGCAAAGTATATGATTCGATTTATTCCGTGTGGAAGAAAATGCGTTGGCATATATCCGACGGGAAATGGAAAGAATTACTATATCGCAAAGTGAATTACGACATTCTTTTTTCTACAATGAGAAGAACGTATGCAACAAGTAATTCAAGAATAAAACACGACTCGTTTTTACGAGCCATAGAAAATGGATATATATTTTTCTTTTGCTCGGGACATGATAATTGCTCTGATATGCATAAGCCTTTACAGGATAAATTATATATTACTCGTCATTGGAGATTATATGTTAAGCCAACGCAGTATGAGCCCGTGCTACAATTTATCAAACAACGTAATATTATGACAGCCGAAGAAGCAATGGGTAAACCGTATTGGCTTTGCCTGCGTCCGTTTTGCAAACATTTTTTTCAGCCTATAGACACCGACACCGTGCTTAATACTCCTCTTAATATTTTTGTGCGAAGATATCATCAGGCAAGAAAACCGATTTATTCGGACTTTGATTATTCATCTTTCAAAAAAGATGTTATGAAAGAGGTCAAAAGAGCCTTGAATACTTAACCCGTGCTATTCAAAATCTTCTTTATAAGCGAATTTACCAAAATATCTTTTTTCGGCTTTCTTTCTGGCTTCAATGGCTTCTTGTTTTGTGCTAAAAGAACCGAGGTAGATATTTCTATAATTTACGCATATATGCGCTCTCCATTTATTTGTGCTTTGGCGGAAGATGACCCCGTTACAACCTGCCTTGTTAGATTCGCGAACTTTGCGGTTCATACAGTTTTGTTGATTTGAACATACTCGTAAGTTTTGTTTTCGGTTATCATTTGTGTTGTGATTTATATGGTCTATCACCGTTTTAGGTCTTTTTTGAAGTATTAAAACATGTTGTAAAACGTTTTTTCCATTAAAAAATCCTCTTAAATAATTCGATTTCGTTAAATGCCAGCACACATCTTTAATCTTATCATAATCTTCTAAATCAAAATAAAATGGCTCTCCTTTTGATGTAAAACCGATTCCGTATTCACCAGAAAGGTCATATGTGTTATATTTTTTAGACATTTCATATGCATGTTTTGCCGCATATTCCTTATGGAAGCAACCGCATGATTGAGTATGTCCATTTTTAAGACTTTTCCCGTTTACAATTTTTTCTTTTCCGCACATACACCTACATAGCCATCTCGATCCTCCATACTTATTATTCTCCACTCTTTTTACAGCAAGGAGCCGCCCAAATTTTTGACCTGTAATATCTATAAATCCAGACATAGCCGTATAAAACAACAAAAGCACCTATTTACTAAGGTGGTACCAGCACCCTTTCAATAAATGCTTTATTGGCTAATATATGGTAATTAAAATATCTGGTACCTATCTTAATTTCAATATAATTATAACATATTAAAATTAAGAAGTCAAGCAATTTAATATATTTTTTTGGACCGTGCCACCTATTCCTGCTCAGGTTCGTAAGACATAATAACCTCATATCTGGATCGTGAATTATCCCGATTGTGGCGGAGTAATTTAGAAAGTTTAAACCCAGGCTTAACCGTAACGTTTTCGACCAGGACGAACCGTGCTTCTTTATCTGCCCCGACGCGGGCGTGAAAGGACCGCTTTGCAGTATCCAGATTCGTAGTCGCGAAAACTGGCTCGTTATTTTTCATAATTTCATAGATTGTATCCATAATGTATCCCTTGCCGTGCGGCATATATGGTTTTTGTAGGGGTTATTTGACCCTTGCCGTGCGTCTTACAATCGTCGCCAAACGCCCCTCTTCGGTTTCGGGCGGCTCGGAAAAAGTCATAGTCCCTGCGGCGAATTCATCGAAAATCGCGAGAGCCGTTTTCTTGTTCGGGACGTAGGCAAACAGCCGTGCCTCTTTACCTCTCTTTGTTTTCGGATAAGTCGAGATTATATAACTTTTGCTTCCGTCCGAGTACTGCCATTCTTCGGCTTGCAAGTCGTAATTTTCGGGCGTTTTACCTTGTTTCAAAATTTGCATAATTATTCATTTTAAAGCGACCGTGCCGCCGCCTCTTTCTCCTTTCTTATAATTCTTCGTAGCGGACCATTTCGCCGCTGTTGCGCTTGAACCACACTCGATAGACGCGAGCGGTAAGGAACTGCGCCGAGTATTGCCGTGCGAGTCCCTCGTCCCTGAACGTTATGGAACGGCGGAATCCGTCCGAGACGTCCCGCCGCCAGTTAAACGTTACCTTGTATTTTTGTACGAGATATCCGCCGCCGCCCATTACTTTAACCCCAACTCCGCCACCATTGGCAAAACTTCGTTTATCGTTGCAACGATTTCGGGGTAATGCTTTTGATTGCTTTTCTTTGCCGCAAACGCCTTTAATTTGGCTTGTGTTGCGCCTGCCCAACAAGTTGCCTTGCTGATTTTCTTTGCCTTTTCTCGGGGCATTTCTACGGCTAAAAGCGGGCATTTTGTATCTACGCTATATTTACCATCGGTAACACATAACGGCAAGAAATCCGCCGTAATAGGGACGTTCCACACCTGATAATTGGCGGGGATATGGTCGACGATATGAAAAACGTCTTTTCTGAAATTGTTGCTATAATCGGGAATGCCTTCCCAGGTATCGCCCTTCTTGATGTATTCACTCATAATAACACCTCTTTTATTTGGTACTTTTATTATACACTATTTTAATAACATTGTCAAGCGTTTTATTTACATTTACCAAAATATTTTACACTTTTGCTCCGAACCACCGTTCGGGTCGTCCTGCTCCTCTATAAGGCACGGTGACATATAAAGAAAAGGCGGAACGTTTCCTCTCCGCTTCTTTTTATAAATTTTGTAGTAAATCTTTTGCCATCGCAATGCAACTGTCTGCCGATACGCAAATTTTTAAGTCTGTCCCCTTTTCTACGGGACATGTAAGCCATTCTTCGCCGCTTTCGTCGACGGAATAAATACAACCCTCATAGCCTGCCTGCCTCGTTCTCTCTGTACTTGTATACCATAATATTACCTCCTGCTATTGATATAATGCGCTTCTTCGCTTTTCATAGCGTTGTATTCCGCGTTGTCTTCTGCGTGATAGTCTTCGCCGTCCTCTTCGTCGTCATCGTCATCATCTGGAACGTCAAAACCCCACCTTTCGAGTTGTTCGTCCGTTATATCGAACTCTCTTAAAAGTTTTTCGTCAATGTGCCTCATTTCCTCGTCAAAAATTTTGCCGTCTGCGGCATTAAACCCGAACTCCATTGCTATTTCTGCCAACGCGTTTAAAACGCCGCGATAATAACGCTTTTCGCTCGGTAAGTCCGTTTTGCCCAGTTTTGCCTTTGTATCCTTGTAGATTTCCACGATTTTCTCGCGCGATTTTTTATTGATTTCTGTCATAATTTACTGCACCTCGTAAAATTTCGGCATTCCGCCATTCTCATAATTGTTTAAAGTTTCTTCGGTTTCGTCGTTAAAATCCGTATCGACAAAATCCTCGGAATCAAGTACGACTTCGCCGCGATAGTAAGCATCGCTTGCCTTGCGTAACGCTTCACGTTCGTCTTCTGCCTTTACCTCAACAATTTTGTTGAGCGTTTCGGTGATTGATATGTAATAAGTTTTCATATAAAGCCTCCTGCGTTGAATCCTTTTATCCTTCAACTGTACTCATTATACCATATTGTAAAGCATTTGTCAACTATATTTACATAAATAATTAAAAACATTTTAATTTGTTTTACAATGGTACGAGCCGCCTACTGCTCCGCCCGCCGCTGACCGCATTAGCACGGTATAGGATTGTGGGAGTATGGATATCCTGAAAGGTTGTTTCCACGCAGATAAGCAACAACCTTCTATTAGTCAATCCCTCTCTACTCGTTGCACGGCGGTATATAATAAAGAAAAAAGACGACGCGTAATTGCGCCGCCTTTTCTCAAAGGTATTATATGAAAATATCATGAATGAGCGTAAATTTCAAGATTAAAGTCTTTGCGAGTTGCTCTTACCGCTTTAATCTCTTTGTTAAAATAATCTATTGCTGATTGCTTATCTTCGGCATACATCATTCCGTATGCCGTTGCCTTTGTCTGACGTTCCACGCCATACAAGTTGCATTTGTATTTTACAAGGCATATCGAGCCTTTTCTTGCCAACATCATATCGTCCATTATAAAGCCTCCTTTCTTGCCGCAGACTGTTCCAACGCCGTATATTTTAAGGCGTATAATTTAGTCAATTTAGCGTTTATTCGTTCTTGTTCAATGGTGTTCCCAGTCGCCTCGCTACGGGCGATTATGAGCCGTTTAATGGCTTCCTTTATTGCTTCTATCGTCATATTCCTTACCTCATTTTTATGGCTTATTTGCTATAAGTAAAACTGTTTTCAAGCAACTCGATTAAATTATTTCGCTTTATCCTCTTATTGCAGAGATAGTCGATGCAATCAAAGTTGTCTATATGCTTAGCCAAAGCCTCCGCATTTGCCTTCTGAGCCTCTTTTAATGCAGAGATTGCCATAACCGCTTGTTCTAACGTTAAGGTTACTGTTGCCTTTAATTCTTTATTCTTCATATCATACCTCTTCGCTCTGGGTTGTCCTCACCCTTTAAGCAAGTATATTATATCATATTGTAAAGTAATTGTCAACTATATTTACATAAAAAGTTAAAAATATTTTAAATTATTTTACGAACGTTCACCCCGTCGGCAAACACCTCAACAATGTTAAGCACGGTTCCCCGTAAAGAAAAACGGCTTATTTCAAGCCGTTCTTTTTTTGTTTTTCTTCCCACATTCCTTTGACAAATTCTATCAATTCCATTTCGGAATGTTCGGGGTTTTCTTCTTTCCATTTTAGGATGCGCATATTATCTTGTACGTTTTCGATTGCTTTCGGTACGCTATCCGCTATACCTATTTCAAAGCCGTTTAACGCCCTTTTCATTTTACCCTGTTCGTCTATCTCGGTATAAGGTATAAGTCCGTAAAAAATGTTGTTGTTCTCGGTAAGGTTTTTATATTTAGGGGCGCTACTTTGTATTAACACAAAATCCTTGTCGTCAATGGTAACTTTTTTCGTTAAGACTTTCATTTTATCACCTCACCCACATCGTTATTATTTCGCCCGTCTCGGCATTGATTATGGCTACGTCGTCGCCATTGTTAAACCATTCGCAAGCCGCCGTATGATTAGCGTTGTGTTCTACGCTGTTTACGTTAGCGGCTACCGTTTGCTTATTTGTTGCCATATCCATGTAATAAACTTTCATCTTATCACCTCACCTATATTCATTTCTTCCGCTTTTACTGGGTAGTAAAAATCGCCATGTGTGTTTACTTTAAACATTTTTTTGATTGCCTCTTCTATTGCGGGGACAATACCTCTTGCATAAACATGCCTGGCAATCGTTTTGCCTGTTTCATCACATTTAAATGTAATCCTATACCGAATCATTCCGTTTTCCATATAAATACCTCTCTTTGTTTTGTACCTTTATTATACACCATTATTATAATATTGTCAAGCATTTTAACTACATTTTTAAAAATTATTTTACACTTTCTGTGAATGTCGGGTGCATTGATATCACCCACAGCAACTCTTCATAGCACGGTCATACGGGTAAAATAAAACCGCCCCTACTTTTCGGAGCGGTTCGGAGCGGTTAGCCGATTGAGATTATGTTTGCAACTTTAAGGTCAAAACAAGGCGTTTTAGACGACTTTCTGTCGCTGACGAGCCTTTCTTCGACAAGCCTTTCTTTTGTCGTTTCTTCGCCGTTTAAATACCATTGCGAGCGCACCTTGTGATGGTTCGTCGTATAAACTCGGATAAGTTCTTCGCCTGTTTTTTCGGATATCAAAACGTAATTCGTTTCGCCTTCCTTCCATACTTTACCATTGAGCGAGCCTGTTTCCTTGTTTTCGTTCGTCTTTAAATGCGAGTAATTCAACCCAAAACGCATTACTGCGGAACAGATTTTCTTTATATCTTTATCTTTGCCTTTGGCGAGCGGATAAGGGTTAGCGTAAAAGGTTATGCGTTTAAACGCGCCTTTTCTTAACGATTTGATTTTTGCAATTATTTCTTCGGTTTTCATATAATAGCACCTTCTTTTTTATTTGCAAGTTACCTTCATCTTGCAAGTATATTATACCATATCGCTATAATGTTGTCAAGCATTTTACATAATTTATTAAAATATTTTTAATTTATTTTTACGACAGAATAACCGCTCGCATTGCCTGTTTGCCTGCATAGTCTTAGCACGGCTATATATAATAAAGAAAACGCCCGTTTTCGGGGCGTTCCTTTTTAATGCAGTTTAAAATATACTGATTGATTATTCTTTAATTCCCAGCAACTTTTACAACTCTTGCAACTGCCTTGACAGGGGATTGAATATTCGGGGATGTCGTTTTCGTTCGGGTCTTTAAGTTGTACATACGCGACAGGTAAACCGTACGGGTTATCTACTTTAAACGATTTGCCCCAGCCGCTGAAAACAATATGCAGGTTATCGGGGATAATTCCGCCGCCCGCGATAAAATCGTTGACAATCTCAAATTTTTTGGTAAACGCTAAAAATCTTGTGTCGGGGCTGTTTTTAGCAATTCTAACCATCATATCGAAAAACGCTTTATTTACCATATCGCCCGACGAAAACCAGCGGAAAAACTTATAAACTATATCGCCGTTGTTTATCCATTCGGTTATATCCTTTTCGAGTTTTTCGGGGTTATGTATAAATTCGTCGAGATTTGCCTTTAAAGACGCTTTAACGTTCGGATAACACCAGTTGCCCTTGCAGGCGTAACAATCCTTTTTGCAAGGCGCATTGGGGCGACAAGTAACGATTGCGGGGAGATTAAACGACGGGATTTTATCGCCGAGTTTGCTATTAGATAATGATATATGCATCTTATAATACCTTTACGGACTCTCTGTCCGCCCTTTGATTTTCTAATAATATTATACCATATTATTATAATATTGTCAAGTAGTTTTACATAGTTTTATATTATTTTTATATATTTATTTACTGTACACCCCGCCCCCGATGTTTGCGCCCACGCTCAGAATTAGGCACGGTAAGCATTTATAATAGTTTCTGCCCGACTGCGGCGAGCGGATTTAATCTATTATATAGCATAGAGCGAGGGTAGGGGTAGGGGTGAAAAGGTTTGTCAAATGTGATAAAACGGTGTTTACTCCCTCTCCCTCTCAACCCCTCTCTCGTCAGTTTTTAAGAAAAAATAAACCAAAATAATAAAATGCATATCAAATTAATAAAATGTAAGCCAAATTATTAAAAGCAGCAACAATATTTTTTGGCAATTTTGTAACCGAAATTATTTAATCAGAGCAACGAAATGAAGAGCAGATAAAATCTGTGTAAAAATTATATGAACGACCATTCGTCAGTTTTTAAAAATGTTAGTCTAAGTGATGAACTTTCCAGGATGAAAATCGTAGATAATATCTTTAATTTTAAGAGATTTTATACACAATGTAGTTAAAAAATTCTATTTTTTTATATTAATACGTATAAAAAATAAAAAGAAAAAATAAATGTATTAATACAAAAAAAACGATTTTTTTAACGGCACGGTGTATAAAATCTTCAAAAAAGCCCTGTAAATATCTGCAATTTTGGACGCAAAAAGTTTATCACTTAGACTGCAATTTTCTTCTGTTTATCACAGAAAGTGAGAAAACTATGACAAATGCCTGTCATATATTAGGGGTTTTTGGGGCATTTTGGGGCGAAGCGGCGATTTTTGAGTCTTGGTCGGGATTTGGACAACAAAGGAATGTACCGTAATTCCTCGTTGCGTTGTTACTTCGCCGACTTCATTGCTTTACCTCGTTACACTCCAACCTACCGCCTCATTTATTGTTGTGTGTTGTTGTGTGTGGATATAACCTTTGCTCCGAGGTTCGGAGCGGCGGACGGAGCCGCGAGGAAAGATTTGGGGGCGGGGGAAAACGGGAAGAAAAAGTTTTTATATTTTTTTTAAAAAAATGCGCAAAAGCGTTGCATTTTATATTTTTTTGTGGTATTATGTAAGCGAAGAGGCATACCGACGACTATTGCCGAGCCGTCAAAGAACGGCTGAAGTCGGGTATTAACTCACGGGAGAGGTAAAATCCGAATGTCTATTATCTTGGACGAAGAAAAAAAAGTTAAAGAAGGGGTAAATGAACCCGAGGCTGAAAAACCCGTTGAATCGACGTCGCCCGAAAATCAGGCGGACGAAGAAAAAACGGCGAATGACGCTTCGGCGGAAACCGTAACATCCACAGACGCAGATACCCTTACTGCTGGGCAGGATTCGAATGACGGAGAGGAAAAGATTAGTCTTGACGAAACCGAAAACAACTCCGCGGATTCGACGTCGGCTGAAGAACAAAACGGTGCTGAAGAACAAAACGGTGCCAAAGAAGAAGTCGAAAAGGCTATCTTTACTCAGACACAGATGAACCGCTTGGCGGGCAAAGCAAGAGAAGAGGGCAGAACGTCCGCTTTGAAAGATTTGTTTGCAAGGTACGGCGTGGCTGATGAAGACGAACTGAACGGAATCTTCGGCAAAGGACAAACTTACGACGACCTTAACGACGAATATGCCGCACAGGGCAATTTGATCAGGGAAGTCAAAGCCGAAAACGCTTTACTCAGAACGGGCATAGTCCCCGAACGTTGGGACGACGTCAAAGCAATACTCGGCACGAAAGGTCTTGAAGTTTCTCAGGATAACATAACCGCCGAACTGGCAACCCACCCCGAATGGAGGCGAGGTGCGAGTGTGGACAATACGGAAAAAACGCCGCTGACGCCCGAAATGGCGGAAGCGATAAAAAACACACCGTCTGCCGCCGCTTCTTCTGTGGCTGAAAGTAAAATTTCGCCGATTCACAGACTCGGGACGGAAAGCGGAGACCCCGACGACGGGACCGCCGCACTTGAGAAAAAATTAAACGAATTGTTCGGATTGTAATTTACGCCGCATAACGCGGTGAGGTTAAGGAGAGAAATTTATGACTATCGATGAAGCCAAAAAAGCATTTGACGAAATGAGAGCGCAGGGTGCGGACGACAACGCGATCCTCGGAACGTTATATTCGATGTTCCAGGACGATAAAATCGACGTAAACCAACTCGGCGCGCTTGTAAACGTACTCGGTTACGAACTCACGGAAGATTTCAAGAAGATGTCTCCCGAAGACCAGAAGACCAAAGGTTACGAAGAGGGCGAGGAAGATAAGCCCGCCGAAGGCGTAACGAAAGAAGAGGTCGAAAAGGCGAAGGAGTTCGGCGACGACGAGGACGAAAAGAAACCCGAGAACGACGAAGAAGATAAAGGCTCCGCCGCCGAAACTGAGGACGAGAAACCTTCTTCTTCCGACGAAGAAGAAGATGAAGAGGAAGAACGTAAAGAGGCAGAAAGGTTATTCGGGTTCGACAAGAAATAAAATTTTTTAGGAGAAACTAAAATGGCTGTTGCCACTAACAGTATCGGACTTATTGCCAAGTATAGTCCCGAGTATTTCGACAAAGTTTATAAACAGGAAGCCGTAACTTCGGTATTCGACGCGAACAAAGAAGCGATAAAATTCACGGGTGCAAAAACCGTTAAAATCGGCAAATTGAAACTCGGCGGACTCAGCAACTACTACAGAAACAACGATCAGGTAGCAAACAAAGCGGGCGACCAGGCTTTCTACGGTTCCGCAGGTTTCGGTTATCAGAGAAGCGCGCTTAATTACGGATGGGAAGAGTTTACTCTCGACCAGGACAGGGCGGCGGCGTTCCCCATCGAGTATTTCGATGACGAGGAAGCGGGCGGCGAAGTAGTCGGAAGAGTCGTAACCGAAGTTTCGAGAATGGTTATAGTTCCCGAAGTAGACGCTTATGCGCTTTCCAGAATCGCCGAAGCAGGTATCGAGGCTGGCGGTAAAGCGTCGGGCTACAACGACGCACCCCTTGCGGCTATCAATGCGGCGTTCGAATATTTCGAAAACAACGAAGTTCCTGCAGAAGACCAGGTTATCTTTGCTTCTCCCGCGTTCATGAAAGCATTGAGAGAGACCAAAGAAGTTACGCGTTTCCTCGGCGAAGAAGTTCGCGACAGAGGCGTAAACTACAAAATAACCACGTATGAAGGCAGGGATATAATCACCGTTTCGCCGAGAAGACTTCATACTGGCTTCGTTTCTTACGAAGGCGGCTATGATTTCTCGGGCGCGGGCGCGGCTCCGATCAACTTCCTTGCTTGCGCGAAGTCCGCTATTTACCACGTTGTAAAATACGAGAAAGTCAAAATCATATCGGGCGATTTGAACCTTGCGGCGAACGGCTTTGACGGTTATACCGTATATGCTCGTATTTATCACGGCGTATTCATCCCCGACAACAAAAAGGTCGCGATTTACGTCAACACGGGTTCCGAAGCGGCTACGGCGTTGGTAGACTTCCACGTTGATCTGGAGGCGACCACGAACAAAGTAAAGAAGATAACCATTAACCCTGGTGATGTTCTCGGCTTTGTTGCTACGGGTACTCCTTCGGGTAAGACGCTCGGCGGCAATGTAGTCATCCTTAAGGAAGGCGACGTTCCGACGAAGTCGGCGAAGTATTACGTTATAGATTCCAACAAGAGAATCATAAGCGATCCCGCTGGCGTAGTGCTTGTAAGCGCTTAATCGTAACTATACAAACGATAAAAAGAGTCGATTCTCGAATTAAAGAGTTTCGGCTCTTTTTTTTTAAAACTTTGTAAAAACTCTTGACAACTTTGTTTTTGCGTGGTATAATTTACTTGCAAATGGGTTCTCCGTATTTTGCATTTTATAACCCGTAATCTTATTTATTCACTCTACATAAGTTTTTGAGTTGCACCGATATTTCTTATGTTTTGCAGTATTAAGCCTTCGAATCTTCAAGGTTGCGGGTTATTATATGTAGTCTGTTTTCGTGATGACGAGAGAGACTGCTCCACGGGCAGTAAAGGGTCTGTCTTTATTCGAGGCGTATAACAACAACGGCAGAACAACAACCGTCTCGGAAACCAAAACCCTGAATTTGTCCATTGGCAGGAATTAAGTCCTTTTGATTTTCACTCGGCAAAAGAGGTTGTTTTTAACAACTTCTTTTGTTTTTTTATATAAAACTCTTGCTTTTTTAAAAGATATATGTTAAAATAAAAGTGAATTATAGTGTCGGGTGGTATAAACATGGCTGAAACAAAGAAACCCGCCAACGTCGGCGAGGCTATTTTAGGCGAGAACAAAGGTAAAATAGGCGAATATCAGGAAGCCCCTGGCGGCGGTACGCCGTTAGCGGCGGGACAGAAAGCCCCGTCGAAGGAATGGGTTGCGGAAAACAGGAAAATGCAACCGCGAGACGAAAACGGACAATTTACTTATAACTCGGCGAATGCGAAACCGCTTGCATACGGACCGTCGAGAGGCGTTACAGTCCCTCCTTTTCTGCGTGGAGTAAAATTGACCTACGCGGTAGAGAATAAAGACGTTATAATCGGCGAAGACGGGAAAAGATACCTTGCGGGTATAGACCTGTCGGCTCGGGATATAGTAAATGCTTATAAAAACTATGTCGGCGAATCGGACGGGGATGAGAAAACCCTTAAATTCAAAGGTTTGGAAGGCATAATTCAGGCGAAGAAGGGCGCAAAGTCCGCCGCCGAGAAAGATGCTTTAGAAAAAGGAATTGAAGGCGTGTTGGGCGGCGTAAACATTCAGGAAGCACTTATGAACAGTTTCGACCCGAAAAAGAAAAAGTCCGAACCGCCGAAATACGCGGAACCGAAAAAGAAGAGCGGTAGTGCGGCGGCAGAGAGTGAGACGAAAACGCCCCAAAAATCCGTATTACCTGAAGTTTCCGATGCCGAAAAAGAAATGGCGAAGAACGACCCCGTCAAACTTTTTGCCACGAGTCCGAACGCGCAGAAGATCCGCGAACTTGCGGAAAAGAAAAATCTCGATATAAAGGTCAAAGATTTGTGCGACCTTATAGCAAGCGGAGAAGTTTCGTGGGGAGATATTGCAGATTATATTGAGGGATTGTAAAAATGGCTATAATCAAGTCAGACAATACCAAAGGGAATCCGTACCACAAATCCGCAGACGGGAAATTTACTTCTAAGACTGGCAATGGTCCCGAAGAAAATAAAAAGAATAAACTTTCGCAGATATTCGTAACGCAGAAAGGCGAAAAGTTAAAAGGTTTGTTTACGGCGAAAGACGGTTCATCGTCGGAAGAAACGGAGAGCAACGCCGATTTTTGGAAGAAGGTTGACGCTGAAAAAGGAAAAGATAACAGTACGTTTTCTTCGGCAATCGACGATGAAGATAAGACTTCGGAAACGAAAGAATCGAAAAATTTAAACGTCGACAAAGAGACCGAAACCGTTATTAACGGGCTTGATTATCAGTCGACGTACAAGGACGCTTTTAACGACCCGACTCTCGATAAAGACAAGTTGCAGGGAGCCTCGGAAGAAGATTTAAAACTTCTTTTAAAGGCGAAATCCGTATTAAACGAGCAATTGACCGACACGAGTCTGGCTGAGGCTAATAATAAGTATTTTTACGATTTGTGGCAAACGCCAGTTAAGCCGTCCGACTATTATCTTGACAAGAAAGAAAAGATACAGGCTAAGAAAGATTATTTCTTATACGACTATAAAGGTGCGGACAAGGACGCTAAAATTGCGTCGCTTGACGCATTTGTCGAGGCTGGTAAAAACTACGAAACGGCTAAGAAAGCGTTTGATGCCAAATACGGCGAAGCGCAGGCTATTGTCGATAAATACAAACACGATTATTATACGGAAGAGAGAAAAACTTCGGCTATACATATAGGCGGTAAAGGATATCCGATACTGTCAAGTTCTTCTGCGGTTAAAGAAGGACAGAAAGTTTTCGGACCGAACGCCGACAAAGTCATTTCGGATTTCAAGAAGGACGATCCCGAGGCATTGAACGCGATTATCGAATACACTGGTAGTTATTCGAGCATAAACGAGCCGCTTCGCGGGGTTCATTATGTAGGTAGCAAGGCAACGCGGGAATCTTTTGTAAAGAGAACGGATGCCATGACGAGGATTATAGACGCTTCGACTTTAGGCGTTGACTGCTGGCTTCAAAGAGGGACGGACGAAGTTATAGACACAGAGAACGGGATAAACATAACTTCTGCGCTCAGTCAGGCGGAATTAGATGCTTATGTGGGTAAATCGTTTGAACACCGTTCATTCTTCTCTGCCGCCGCAAATAAATACGGCGGGTTCAGCAAAAAAAATATAATAATAAACACTTACTGCCCAGGTCCGACAAAGGGTTTATACATAGCGTCCGTATCGCAGTTTAAGAACGAAAACGAGGTAATTCTTCAGCGTGGGTATAAATACAAAATAACCAAAGCGGAGAAGAGCCACGGGCAAATTTATCTTGACGTAGAAGTTCTTATCGATTCGGATAAAAACAGGTACAATCATGAACAACTCGTAGAGTTGGCGAATAAATATATTTCAGGTTGGTAAAATGGATAACAGTAATTTATATGTGGGATTACCTTCAAAAAAAGGCATACCTTGCGAAAAATGCAGATACGGTAAGATAACGAATCCGTTCAATACGTTTTGTGCATTTTACGAGGTTAAACCCACAGCGATATACTGCAACGGCGAAGACTGTCAATTTTTTGAATCCTTTGCAAAGTATGCAGGAGACGAAGAAAACGAAGAATAAAAAGAAGGAGATTAAAAATGTTCGGTGCAACTATAGGCGACGTTGTCGGTTCCCGTTGGGAATTCAATAACATAAAGACAAAAGATTTCGAGTTATTCGGTAAAGGCTGTTATGCTACGGATGACACGGTTATGACCTGCGCGGTTGCGGAGGTTCTTGCGAATAAAAAGCAAGACGATAAAGAGTACATAATCGGCACTTTAAAAAAGTGGGGCAGAAGATATCCACACGCAGGCTATGGCGGGCATTTTTGCGGCTGGGTGTTAGGCTCGGACAGAGAACCTTACGACAGTTTCGGAAACGGTTCGGCGATGCGTGTTTCTGCCGCAGGTTGGGTAGGAGAAACAGAAGACGAAGTCAAAAAGTTTTCGCGAAAGGTTACGGAAGTTACGCATAATCATTCTGAGGGGATAAAAGGCGCGGAAGTAACTGCCATGTGTATTTATTACGCAAGGAACGGCAAAGATAAAGACTTTATAAAGAAGTATGTCGAACAATACTACGACCTTAATTTCGATTATGAGGAATTAAGAAAAACGTATACTCATGCGGCAGAAATTTGTCAGAACACGGTTCCCCAGGCGATATATTGTTTTTTGATTTCGCACAGTTTTGAAGACTGTTTGAGAACGACTATATCGATCGGCGGGGATTGCGACACTACTGCGGCGATAAGTTGCGCCATTGCAGAGGCGTATTACGGCGGTTGCGACGGACTGGAAAAGTACGTTCGAGATTATCTTACCGAAGACATGATTGAGGTTTTAGAAAGAGTAAAAACGAGGTGAATTATGGACGGTTGCGAAAACAATAGCATAAGTCTTGTTACGAAATATGCGGCAAAAGGCAAAAAAAAGAATTTCGATAAAGTCTTTAAACAGAAAAGCGTTACGAAAGAATTCGATAAAAAAGATATAGATAAACTCTTCGGAGTAAAGGAGAAGTAAAATGACAAAACAGCAAATTTTAAACATAATCGACGATTTAATTAAAGACGAACTCGAGGCGATCGACGGATATCACAAAGCGATTGACAAAATGAGCGATTCGCCGCGTGCGGTTTCATTATTCGGGCATATTTACGACGAAGAAACGCGTCATATTACGGACTTACAGGAGTTAAGAAAAGCCGTTGAAAACCACGAAGAGTTTATGGCTGAAATCGAACGCAACAAACTGTTCGCTATGCAGGATAGTTGTTGTGTGTGCTACCCCGATAACGACGGTATAGTCTTTACCGAAGACAAAGAAGACGATAACGACAAAAAGAAGGATTAAAAAATGGCGTTTATCAACAACAAGAAATATGCCGAGATAAGAACGGCGGCAAAAGACGGTAACGAGAAAGCATTATTGATTTTGCAGGCAATGCGTAAAATGGCTTCTCAGCCTGATGTGGACAGACTTGTTGAGGATTACTATAAAATCCCCGAAGAAACGCCTGCACAACAGTCATTGCCACAAGCCACTGAAACGACAGAATACAATATCACAGACAGTTTACCGATCGAAGACGTTTCGACCGATTCAGAGCCGAAAGACGGCGTTTTAACGGACGATGACTTGGCGGTCGCGGATATTGTTTCCGAAGAGGATTTGGACGACGGCGGCGACGTTGAGACCGTCAATCTCGGGGAAGAAGACATCGAGAAAGATATGGACGGACTTATCGACGAAGACGATATAGACGACTTGACCTTTGCCGACTTTTTATCGGATAAAAAGAAAAATATGAAACGGGCGAGAAAGAACGCGGAATATTTTAAAATCTACGACGATGACAGCAGAAAGAAATATGCTTTGAACGCGGTGGATAAATACAGGTCGAAGTTCAGCACTCTTGAGAGCGACGTAGACAAACGGAACAAAGACGTTACGAAGGCTCTCGGTTTGTACGCGCAGAACGTAATCGATTCTTTGGACGACGATATCGAACTTGACGCGGACGCGGTCGACAGGGCTTATATGGACCTTACCGACGATTCGGGCGCAATGCGTTCGTTCGGAAGATATTGGGACGACGACGATAAAGCCGTAGTGTTTGGAGCGTTAAAGGCTTTGATAGAAAAATACGGCAAAAAGAACGTACTTGCCATGATGAATACCTTAAAGAGCGACAACGAGAATTATAAGAGTTATATGCACAATAAGATCGATACGGAAATCGGTAAATACTCTAAAAATCTCCACATGTTGCTTGGCGAGTAAAATTTTAAAGGCAGGACAAAAATCTTGCCTTTTTGTATTGCAATTTTTCAAAAAAATGATATAATATAAGAAAAGGTATAATATGCTTCAGAAAATAATGTTGGAAGTAGAGGCTTCAAAGCCTCTTAACAGTTACGGAGAGGGACATGTTATCGTGTATAACGCTCAAAGAAACAATTATTATGTAACCACGCGGGAGAACTTTTTGTCTCCGCAAAACGCAAAAATAGCCACACTCGAAAAAACGATAGTAGAGGCTGAAAACAAAATCCGCAAAACGCAAGAAGAGTTAAACAAAACCGTTACAAACTTGCTTCAGGCTTTTACGGATTATCAAATAAAGACCAAAGAAGAACAGGCAAGATTTTATGAGACGTACAAAGAAACGAACGCTAAAATTCTTGACCTTGTAAAAAAATCTTGTGTTGCAGGAGAGTAACATATTATGAAAAAACTTATCGCATTATTTGCTTCTATGACTCTTTGTTTCGCTTTTATCGGCGTTGCAATTCAATTGTGTGGGCGGAATTCATCTGCCGAAAAGATGATTACCGCTTATGCCGCCGAAGAGGGTGGCGAAACAGTAGTCGAAACTCCTCCTGCCACGGAAGAGGGGACAAAATCCGAAGAAGGGAAAGAAGAGCCGTCTGCGCCCGCGCCTGAAACTTATCCTTGTAAAGTCATTGTGGACAATATCCAGTACGGCGATATTATCATAGACAAAACCGAGGGTAACGTCGGAGACATTGTAACCGTATATGCAAAACCTTATTCGTTGTTCGGACTTAAAACTTTATCGGTAAACGGTACGGCTTTGGTAGCAAACGAAGACGGGAATTTTACTTTTGCAATGGTAGAGGGCGAAAACCTTGTATCTGCGGTTTTTGAAGTTAATCAGAACGAAATAAAATATATATTGGGACTTGTCGAGAACGTAAAAGACGGCAACATTAAAGATTTGTTTACGGTAAAAAATCTTTTCACTTTGATAAGTTGGGCTATCTCGTTATTTATGGGTAGCGGATTTTGCGTTACGCTTTTAAAGTCCAAAAAAATAAAGGCAGAAACAGCGGCTGAGATGTCTTCGGCGGTCGAAGCGGCGACGAAATCGGAAGTTGCTAAAGGAATAGGCTCTTTCCTCGGTGAAAAGTTCGAACCGTCGTTTAATGCTTTAAGCGATAGTATATCGGAGATTTCAAAAATGTGCCAGACTATGGCAAGATGCATGGTTCTGAGCCAGGAAAATACTCCCGAGGCAAGGCTTGCGATAATACAGGAACTCTCCGCAAATTCGCAAAAGGCTGAATCTTTGGCGGAAGAAGTCAGAAAAATCGTTCATGCCGAAATGGAATTGACGGAGCAGGAAAAGCAAGAAAAACTCGATATGATAAAAGAACTCGAAGATAAAAATAATGCTATCGGGACGGAACCTGAAACGGTTGAAACGGTAACGGAAACTCCCGCAACCGACGTTGACGGAAGGTATTAAAATTTAAACAAAAAAAAGGCGGTGCTGAATGTCAGAACAAAATAAACAAAATGCTGTAGATAAAGTCCTTGCTAAAGAAAACAACATTGTCAGTAAGAAGAAGAAATTCGGAGAAAAGTTAAGAGATAATATCCAAAAATTACTCGTGTTCGCCGTTTCTACCATTTATATCTGTCAAGGCTTGTTTTCTTTAACAAAGAAAGAATCGTCGATTCTTGAAATTCTCGGAGATATCGGACTTTCCATAGTTGTAGGCGCGATTATTTCCGCCACAATGAACTCTATGGGCATAAAAGACGGTAGAAAAAGCGAAATGTTCGAGAACTCGATGAAGTCCTACGGGGAAGCAAAAGCGAAATCTACAAAATACTTTGACAAACTTCAGGCGTGGTGCGAGTATAAAAACTCGATTGAACTTGAAGCAAAAAAGAAAGATATTATTTTATCGGCTGGGCTTTCCTGGAAAGGTTTTAAAGTCGGATATTACGACGAACATAGCGAACGCCTTTCCGAAGAGCAGGGAAAACAGTTAGAACGGGCGAAAACAGCCAAAATCGAAAAGATATACGCAGGCGACCTTTTAAGCGATTCTAACAGGGACAAAACCTTTTTAGGTAAGACGTTCGGGAAGTTCGGAAAATCAGAAAAAGAATATTCGGCGATGGTTAATGCTTCAGACGTTTTTTATAAATTGGCAATGGGTATTGTTTGCGGACTGTATATGCTTAAGCCGATTTTTTCCGAGCAGATCGCGGCGAATATGGTTTGGAACGCACTTCAGATTTTGATTTGGCTGGCGTTCGGCTCAATGAAGTATACCAATGCGAAATACTTTATGGAGTATGAGTACAGACAATCCCACGTTATACAAAAGACGGAGTATATCAACGAATTTTTTATTACAATGGAAAACAATCCGTCTGTAGTTGAAAATTTTGATGAGGAAGCATCAATCGATAAATATATTTTAGACTATATCGAGAAGAAAGAAGGTAAAGCGAATGAGCGAGTTGAAGACAAACAACCAGAACAACAGCCTGAACACGACGGAGCAACTCTCCCCGAAGAGAATGTCGGTTAAAGAGTTCGTTACGAGATTGTGCCTGTATGTACTTATAGGCGCAGTAATCCCGTTCGTTTATCTTGTGTGGAAATTTAACCTTTTTACGCCTCAACCTTCAAAAGAAGAGGTAACTCTCGGGGGCTGGGGTATTATAGCCATAATCTTTATTGCAATATTCTTTTTGAAAACATTAAAAGCAATACGCAAAGGAATGGTATTTTCGGCTTACACAAAAACTATCGACGCTATCACAAAATTGTTTATTCCATTGTTTGTTTCTATTGTAATTGTTAATTTTTTAGGAAATATTCAGGAAGAATTGTTAAGGTTTTTGATTGTGATATTTATTTGCGCAATCCCCGCTACGGTAGTTAATCCTATCCCGCGTTGGGCATACGAAAATAAAATAGAAGAGATTTCGTTTGGCGTTTCAAAAATTATCTCTTCCGTAAAAAATGGTTTAGAAACATCTAAAGGAGAGAAAAGTAAGTGATTGACCTTTGCATGGGGCGAAGAACTTCATTTTTAGAGTGCGAGTTTTGGTCTGTGGATGAAAGAGAACTGATTCCTGCCGACCAAATTTGTCATAAAAGAATACCTACGGGAATGTTTTTTGCGAAAGAAATCAATTCTTATTCTACCGAAAATCAGATAATCGAAAGTTCTTTTATGGCAGAGCAAAAAACCGTAACTCTTGAAACTCACGACAATATCAAAACGCCTGTTCCGTTAAAGCGGAATGATATAGTAAAATTCAACGACGAAATTTACCGAGTAGATAAACTTCAGGTAAATCCCGTAAGAAAACAAAATCAGTATATGCAGATTAACAACAGTAATATAACGTATATTACGCTTAGAGGTTGATTGTGGCTGAAGTAAACTGGGACAAAAGCAAACGCAGGCTTGCGGAAATAATTGTCAAAAAACTTAAGGAAGAATTCAGTTCGATTCATTTATCGGGGAATTTAGCCTCTACAATAAAAATCTCGAAGTACAGCGATAACGAAAATTCGGGTTATGAAATTGAAATTCCTGCGGAGATGTACGATATAGCCAAATTCAGAAAAGATGGCGTAATAATCCACACTGGCAAAGGGAGTTACGCAAGCGAAGTCAACGTAAGCGGCGGTTTCAGCGGTCAGCATAAAAACTATGTAGAGAACAGCATACAGCAAGCGATTTCCGAATGGCTCGGAGAATCTCAACTAAAAGCAAAGATAAAGTAGGTTTCAGACAATGCAAAATGTAAAATACAATGAAATTGTAGATATAATCCGTAACAATATGGCGGCTATAATGGATGAGGATTCGTTTTACGAGGGCTATGATATAGAAGTTACGAGCGAACTTCAGTTTGTCAGGAAACAAGAAGGATACAGAAACAGAATTTACATCGTTGTAAAATTTTCGCCTGCAACAATCTTTTTCGGTCAGACTGTCTTGAGTTTTACCGTTACGGCTATATCAGAACATAATCATTGTTACGTTTGCCAAAAACTTTTATCCGACTATGCCCAAAAATATAATCTGCAGTTTGAGGGCGAAGATATTCAACAAATCTACGAGACTCCGTCCGTTTCTTTGAATTTTAACGAGTTGTACGAGGGTTTTGCCGCAGTCATGACGATGGGCGGGACTTTCGTTATAGCCACGACAATAAACCGTTTTGACTTTTATTATAAACGTCCTGGAGAGGGCGAAGATTATGAAAAAATAGATCTCATTTCTTCGTCTTTCAACTTTGAGAATAACATTGACAGTCAGGCATTTTACGGCACTCATGACATCGCCGATTCTATCGCGCGGATAGGTTCGTTTTCTTGCTCTTTTGCGATATATCTTTTCACGAACAGCAAAATTATAAACGATTGTCTTAAGATAGTGGCGTTGGCGAGCGAGAACAACGTTCCTGTAACAAACATAGACAGTTCGTTTGATCTTAAGATTCAGTTTAAAGCAAAACAGGGCGATCAGTTTATAGTTCCTCCTATAAGCGTAAAACTTAAACTGGTTTCTTTTGTTGCGGAAAACAAACTCGGCGAGTTGCCGATATTATCTCTCGCTTTTTCAAAATAATTCAAAGGAGGCGGCGTAAATGGCGGCAACAAGAAACAAAAGAGTCATTACCATACGAATAGTCGGCGGCGGCACAAACGCCGCTGGAAGCAGTTTAAGCAAGCAGTCTGTAATAAAAGATTTTAACCCAGTCAGAATATTGAGCGAAGCAGTTGACAACGCTTTCCCTACCGTGGCAAAAGTTAAAAACAGTGCTTTGATTCAACTCGCTAAAAATCAAGCCGAAGGCGTTATTCTGGGCGCGGCATCGTATGGTTTGAACAGGTACTTTTCATTAAAAGAAGATTATTTGTCGGAAAACGTATACAACGAGATAAAATCGAAAGTTTCAAAAACCGTAGGTTTTGGCAAATCTGTATTATCTGGCATTTCGGCTGGAGCAACCACGGGAAGCGCATTCGGTCCCGTAGGAACGGCTGTAGGCGCGGTTGCAGGTGCGTTGGTAGGCGGTACGGGATATGGCATGCAACAATATATTCAGTATCAACAAAAAATGAGCGGTTATTATCAGCAATTAAACGCTACGAACGCTCAAACGCAATTCCAGGCAAAAAGACTCGGTTTGTCCGATGAAGGACAAAATACTCTTAATTAAAGGTGATACAATGGATTTAAGAGCGACAATAAACGGAATTCAATATGACATTTTACAAGGGGCTACTTTCGCGGAGGAGTTTAACGAAACTTTAGATAGTGGCTCTATTATTATAAACAACGTACAAAAGATAAGAGATTTAATGCCTTATGACGACGTGTTTATATATTCTTTTACCGACCCCGAATATAAATTTAAAGGCTATCCGTTTGATTCGGATAATCCGCGTCCTAAGTTTTATAAGCATTTGCTCGTAGACCAGTTCACCGAAGAGGTCTTGCGTTTGGGAGATAGGGAAGAAGACGGGAGATATAAGTATAAAATCGAGTTAATGAGCGAAACGAAAAAACTCGAAACGATTCAGTTGCCTAATATTTCTGTTACGCAACCGATAAAAGGCGAAAAAAGGTCCGTGTATAAGTATGCCGAAATATTCGTAAACTTGTATTCTCCAACCTATAAAAAAGCCGTATATAAAGCAAACGGAGATAATTCTGCTGTCGTTATAAGTAATGAATGGGCAGATGCCGTCAGATACACGCTGGCTCCCGAACTTAAAAATATTTTTGATAACGTTTACTCACCTGACTTCGTTTTGAATACTCCGTCTTTAAGAGCGTTATTGTCTAAACTGTTTTTGGTAAAAGACATGATACCTTATGTTCAGGACGACGTTATCTATGCTATGGATATTTCTAAACGTGGTAATAAATTCGACGCGAATCCTAAATACGTAAATATAATTACAGGCTCAAGGACGAGCGATAATCATTGCGATAATTTAAGACGTAACTATACAGACGCTTTGTCGCGCGACAGAAGTTGTCGGTCGGTCGAGTATGTGGGATTCAGGAATAGCGATAACGCTCTTATGACTATTGCTAATATGCGTCTTGAACTGGGAATGCCTATTTACAAAATAAATAAAATTTACTTGTGTTATTACAAAAATATAAAAGTAAACTATCTCGGTGCAAAAGATTCCGCTTTAGCAAGTAAAGGCGTTGAAGACGGTGTAATGCTTTGCAAACAGGATATTTCCAAATTAGTTAAACTTAACACCGAGCGAAACTTATTAAGCCAGGATTGGGAGAATTTACAAGAGGAAAACCCGCCACAGAGTGTTGACGATATGGCAAAATATAAGTTTTGCACAGTCGGATATGATATAGGTTCAAAATATATTACGGGTTGGGGAGATATTTACACCTATCCTACTTTTTGGAATGATAATAAATATACTGCAGTACAAAATATAGTATCCAAAATGGATTATTTTTATCCGTTTGGCATTTATGACGAGCCTTATGTGGCGAAACAATTCGGCGAAGGGGTCAGTGTTTATTCAACGATAGATGATTCATTTTGGACGAGTGTCGTAACAAAAAAATATTCTCAATCAAACGGCAGTGTTGATATGTTTTTCAATACTGTTGAAAGCGTGTTTACAAATCCGTCTTTAAAGTTAAAGGGATTGTTCTTTATTGTGGATTATGAGGGTTTTTATAACGGAACCATTGTTCACTCAAAAAAGAATGAAAGAGATGATATAGTCATAAACGATAACGCCTCGGAGTCTTTGACCTTAATCGAACAAGACGCAATATATCAGACTGAAAAAGTAAACAGGTTCGGGAATAAAGCATTACAGATAAACGCTCGATACGATAGTTTTTTTGATTCGAATGGGAACGAACTTTTACAGCCTTTGGCAAGCGTTTATGAATCCTCATACGAAGATGACGTAGTTATTTACCACAGAGAATATTCGATTTTCAATAATTGTGTTCAATGTACTTATTACGGAACAAAAAACTACGTTTTAAAGAACTGGTTTACTTCTGTTTATGCAAGATACAGAACTTGGAACTTGATGTCTTACAATGAAAGCGTAAAACGTTCCGAAAACGAAAAGAACTATATCTTCTGGAGCGAAAAAGAATCGTATTATGAAAACAAAGACCAGACTTTGTTTAATAATTATAAAGAGGTTCACTATGCTTTAAAGGAAGTGTTAAGTTGTTTAGTTCCGTGGACAATAGATAACGTTAGCGGGATTTACGAATTTACGATAGATTCTAAAATAAATTGTGCAACCATTCGCGGGAATAGAATAGGCGAGGCTTATTTAGCCGATTTGAACGCTTTTGTCGCCAACAATTCGTTATGTTTCAACATAAAAACGTTCGATAACTTTTCGCAAGGCGTATACATTTCGCAAGCCGAACCCATGATAGGGAAAGCGGATCTCTCTGGAAAGGAGATAACTCAAAAAAGTTGGATAGAAAAAGCGTGGGATTATTTTGTTGCGCCCGCGACTTCAGATTATTCGGGGAGTAAGCAGGATTATTATTCGTTGGTAAACAATATAGGTGAAACTCAAAACTTTTCTTTTGAAGTAGGGAAACAGACCCCCCAGATTGCACCTATTGATTTCTTCAAATCGAGCAACGATAAAACCGTTTTGTCTGGGGCGGTAACTGACGCATACAATCACTTACTCAAAATCCCAAATCAATGGGGCAGTAAAGACGTAAAATTAAGGGTTCGAAAAGATTTTTATAAAGACAACAAGTCCTACATGGATATGACGATGCAGGTCGAAAACTTTTCGTTGTCAAAAAACGTTATTGTTGCTCCGTGGGCGATGAAATTATCGGATTTGTTGGCGGACTACCCGAAATTCGACACAACTTTTGAAGATACGACAAGACCTATAAATGGGGGCTACCAAATTATAGTTTCGGAGTTTGATGTTCCCTACTTAAATACTACTGGACCAATTGCAACTCGCACCCCGTCTTTTACGGTAAAGGTTTCAAAAAATTGTGTTGATAGTCTTTTAATAAATAAAGAATATGATACAGACTTTAATATTCAACTGTGGAAGTCTGATTTAGATACTCTTTATGCCGAGTTAAATATTTTATCATCAAATCATATATTTTTAATAAGTTTTAAATGCGAAAAATTTTCATTTAGAGGAATTCAAAAAGAGCGTATAGATCTTCGAGGCAAATTAAAAATAGCATATAAAAATGACAATAATGTTATTGTTCCAGCAAAAGGGAATAAACCTCCCGAATTTCCCGAAATTGATTTTATTTTTGTTTTGGGAAGACAAGGAGCAAAAGGATCTCTTGCATCTTCAATTATGCCTGGAGCAGGACAAGATAAAGATAATTATGGAGAATTGCCATCGTCCGATATGACGATTTTTTATTCAGGAATTGATGATTATTGGCATGGGGTGGACGAAAAATTTAAACCGAAGTATGATGATGTTTATGGAGCAGCTGTATCTGAAAATTATCTCTTCCCTCGTTGCATAGGGTCTTTTACGGGTGGATATCAAGCAGGGGCGAGTTGGGTACAAAATGAATTTAGGTTTAATTTGGCTGATAAGCACGGCACAGACGGAAATCCTTCATCGTGGTTAGTTGTAACAAATTATGGCGGGTCAACAAGTCAAACATCGTCTTGGGAAAATAAAAATATTTTATCTTTACCAAGTTTTATCACTGGTAGTAATATAATTTCCGATCCCGCTCGTTATGCAACTTATTATAAAAATATGTTCTTGCATTATTCCGACACTATCGACTCTAAATTTTTGCAGGAAGAATATAAATATTCCGAAATCTTCTCACGAGAATCTCATACCGAGTTAGTTTTTGGAAGAACGGGAGATGTTGCCGATGTTGACGGATATTATTATTCGGATTCATCTGTTCCTAAAGGTACCGATATTGAAAACGTAACAATAAAGACATCCAATGGAACAAAAGC